ACATAGTAAACGTAAACGGTAAACAAGCAATATACTGTCAAAATCTATTTTTAGACAATACTGCAACAACACAAGCAAGATTCTTTACCTTTGGGGGTCAGGATAGAACTTTATATTCTGTAGATACATTCCCTAATTTACCATCTGCATCAAACGTTAGATTTGGAACAACATACGGTCCTGGTTCTGGAAACACAGGTACATTAAGAATGGCTTCACCGCAAGACGTTAGAAGCGGTGTATTAATAGACAATACAACTGGGTCAGCTATCCTAAGCATGGAATCACTATCAAACGAAATCCAAACAAGTACAGACCCGTTTGCACAGCGTTTAAGAAACATATCAACAGTAGATATAGTCGGATATTTATTAACAGCATTCAAGAAATGAAACGAACAAACTTCATAACAAAAGATAACGTAGTAGAGCAGCTATTATCTGATGATCTAATACATCAATCATATGTATACTCAGATAAGAGTGAGAAGTATTGGAAGATCACAGAACCGATCTGTGTAACACTAAGTACAGGAAGAAGATACACAATACCAAGAGGATTTGTTTATGATATGTCAACTGTACCAAAGTGGCTGTGGAGCATAGTAAGACCTTTTAATGACGGTTTATTTGGTTATCTAGTACATGATAGGCTATACGTTATAAGAGATCACAATATGACAAGAAAGCAAGTAGACAAAGAGATGCTTTTTTGGACCAACATAACAAACTCAAATAAGCTTGATAACTACGTTAGATACTTTGTTGTTAGAGCTATTGGATGGTGGGTTTGGTATAAAATTACACAAAAAATAATTAAATTTCTAGGACTATGAGATATTTGATTCTTACTATTGTCGCAATAACACTGTTTGCTACTTGCAAAAAAACGCCTGCATTAATAGAGGAAAATCAAAAACCAAATCGAGAAATCCAAATATGTGATTTTGAAAAAGGGAACTACAACTACACAAGTAGGCAAGATGAAATATTACCTGAGTATGTAAAAGGTAGAATATCAGCAGACAGAGATAGAGACGGTATAGCAAATACAAAAGACAACTGCCCAAGAGTTTTCAATCCAGATCAAAAAGATAGCGATAAAGACGGTATTGGAGACGCATGTGATTCAAGTCCATTCCCATCAACAGTAATAACAGGAACTTGGACATTATTTATAGATTTTGATGGTGCTAATGTACAAACACCCTATTGGTATGGAGGAAATTATTTTTATTGTACACCATCAGGTCTTAGTTCAACTGAAATAGCAAATATATTACTAGAAGTACAAAAAGACTTCAAATTTTTCAATATAACAATAACAACCGATTCCACTGTATACAACAATGCAAGTCCGCTAAGAAGACAAAGAATAATTGTAACAGAAAACAATTCGTGGTACTCTAATCAAGCAGGTGGTGTTGCATACGTAGAATCAATAAAATGGGGAGTTGATGTGCCTGCTTTTGTATTCAGCAAGTTGCTTGGATATAGTCAAAAAAAGATAGGAGAAGCTATAAGCCACGAATCAGGACATACTATAGGACTATATCATCAAGCATTATATGATACTGCTTGTGCATTCAAGTCTGAGTACAATCCGGGCTCTGGAACAATAGCTCCAATTATGGGCGTATCATATACAAGAGAGGGTATTTGGTGGATTGGACCTAACTCCTTTGGATGTAATAGCATTCAAAATGATTCATTAGTTATAAAAAATATTATAAAATAGGTGTTTTTTAAAAAATGCGTATATTTATAATTGTAGATTTATACATTAATAAAATTAAAAAAGAAAAATTATGGATTATGTTTTAATTGGTATCTTCGTTTTTATAGCTGCGGCTATCGTTTGGCAAATCAAACAAAGACCCTTTGTAAATATCGAAGACCCTAAAGAACCAACTAACAATATCCCAGACGAGTTTTATTATCCAGAGTTAGAAGAAAAACCACTATCATCTGAAAATGAAGCTATTAAGTTATTAGAACCTTTAATAGAAGAAAAGCCTATTGAAGAAACTAAAGCAGCAGAAGTATTAATACCATTAGTAGAAAATAAGACAACTACTACTAAAAAAGCTGCAAAGAAAGCTACAACAAAAGCAAAAAAGAAAAAAGTTACACCAAAAAGTACAAAATAATATGTCAGAAACAACTAAGTTAACTGAATCTGAACTAGGTAGACTACAACTATTACAAAAAGATACTATAGAAATAGTAAGCGCACTAGGAGAGTTAGAATACCAAAAAATCATTATACAAAACCAAGTAGATCAGCTTAAAAAATCTGCAATAGAAACAAAACAAAAAGAGCAAGATTTACTAAAAGAGCTAACTGATAAGTACGGAACTATTTCAATAAATGTAGAGACTGGGGAGTTTACTAAATAGATTTTGATGCAATCTTGCATATTTATTGATAGATAAAACTAATATATAATGAGTGAAGTGTTAATTTCCCCAGGCGTTTTTTCACAAGAAAACGATCTATCACCAATAACCCAAGGACCAGTACAAGTAGGAGCCGCATTAGTAGGACCAACTGTAATAGGACAAGTAAATAAACCTACAGTTGTTACTTCGTATTCAGATTATAAAGCTATATTCGGAGCTTCATTTGTATCAGGTGGATCAAACTATGAGTACTTAACAAGTTTAGCAGCTGTAAACTATTTTGAACAAGGAGGAGACTCTTTAATAGTTACTAGAGTAGCATCTGGTTCATATACATCAGCAACGGCATCAGTACCATCTTTCCTTAGTACAACTGCATCTGCAACGTTAAATCTAACTAATGCAGCCGCAGCATCTTATGTTCTTAACTTAAATGGAACATCAATAACTCTTTCTGGATCTACACCTCAAGACGTTTACAATAGAGCTACAAGTTCTATTAATGCTGTTACAGGTATTTCAGCATCTGCATTTAGTACGCCAAATGTAACTTTTGTTACTACAGTAAAAGGAGCAGTAGCAAATTCTTACTTCTATACTTCAGGAAGCACTACAGTTAACTTCTCTGGAGGTACAGACGCAGCATCTTTTGTTCTTGAAACAATATCTGTAGGTGAAGTAATGAATAACTCTGGTGGAACTGTAACAAACGGCGCTCTTCCAAGTGGATCTAACGCAAACGTAAGATGGGAAGTAGTATCGTCAAACTCTGGATCTGGATTATTTAGCTTAATCGTTCGTAGAGGAGATGATTACACAAACAACAAAACAATATTAGAAACTTGGACTAACTTATCATTAGATCCAAATCAAAGTAACTATATCGCATACGTAATAGGTGATCAAGTTGAAACTGCAGTTGCAGATGAAAACGGAGATTACTATCTACAAACTACAGGTAACTATCCTGTTAAAAGTAAGTATGTTAGAGTAAAACAAGTTAACTACTCAACACCTAATTACTTCGATTCAACTGGTCAACCTAAATCTGAATACTTTAATTATCTACCTATGGTAGGTTCAGGTTCAGTAAATGGATCATTCAGTGGAGCTGTTGGAGCTTTATATGGTTGCTATAATCAAGCGCCTTTAAATCTTTTCGAAAGCATTCCATCTGTATCTACAGACATCGCTGCTAACAATATTCAAGGTCTATTAAGATCAGACTATAACGTTGCAATTAGTCTTTTAGAAAATAAAGATGCTTACAGATTTAATGTAATATTTGCACCTGGTCTAACAAGTCAAAATGCGCCTTCTCAAATTGCAAGCATTGTTGCTTTAGCACAAGAAAGAGGAGATAATATCGCTGTAATCGATCTAGTAGGATATGCAAAAAATGTTAGTGAAGTAGTAAGTGAAGCAACTAATTACGATAACTCATACGCTGCAGCATACTGGCCATGGTTACAAGTTAGAAGTAGAGAAACAGGTAAATTAAACTTTATTCCTGCTTCAACACTAGTTCCAGCTATATACGAATATAATGATAAAGTATCTGCAGAATGGTTCGCACCAGCAGGTCTTAATAGAGGTGGAATGGGTACAGTACTTCAACCAGAAAGAAAGTTAAGCGTTAATCAAAGAAATACACTATATCAAGGAAAAGTGAATCCAATCGCTAATTTCCCTGGAGTTGGTACAGTAATATATGGTCAAAAGACTCTACAATCAAAAGCATCTGCTTTAGACAGAGTAAACGTAAGAAGACTATTAATATCACTAAAAGACTATATCGGTCAAATAGGAGAAACATTGGTATTCGAACCAAACACTCAATCAACAAGAAATAAATTCTTAAACCAAGTTAACCCGTATTTAGAGACTGTTCAACAACGTCAAGGTCTATATGCATTCCAAGTAATAATGGATGAAACTAATAACACCCCTGACGTTATTGATAGAAATCAACTTATTGGTACTATTTACTTACAACCAACAAGAGCTGCTGAATACATTTACTTAAACTTTAACATTTTACCGACAGGCGCTAGCTTCTCTTAATATAATATAAAAAAATAAAAATGAAAAATATAAGCGATAATACAGTATTGAGAATCAGAGTTCCTAAAGCACTTTATGAGAGCATTAAGTCTCAACTAAGCATCTTATCAGAAGGAGCTAAAAAAGAAGATAAGAAAAAAGAAACTGACGCTAAGAAAAAGAAAGAAGCTGAAGATAAGAAAAAAAAGGAAGCTGAAGCAAAAAAGAAAAAAGAAGCCGAAGCTAAGAAAAAGAAAGAAGCTGCAGCAAAGAAAAAATAATATAGAGCATATTTATAGAAAATAAAATAATTAAGAGATGCCAATACTAGATACAAGTGAATTAATGTTTACCTCGTTTGAACCAACAGTTCAGAATAGATTTATATTTTATATAGATGGTATACCTACATTCATGATTAAAAAAGCAGATGCTCCTGGTGTTACTTTAAACGAGATAAAGTTAGATCATATCAACGTATATCGTAAGCTAAAAGGTAAAGCTGAATGGAGAGATATGGCTTTAACGCTATACAATCCAATTAGCCCAAGCGGACAACAAGCTGTTATGGAATGGGTAAGATTACATCATGAGTCTGTTACAGGTCGTGATGGTTATTCTGACTTCTATAAGAAAGATTGTAGCTTAAATATCATTGGACCTGTTGGTGACATCGTATCTGAGTGGATCGTTAAGGGCGCTTTCATCAAAGAAACAAACTTCGGATCTTATGATTTCTCAGTACAAGATCCAACTGAAATTAGTTTAACTTTAGGAATGGATTATTGTATTTTGAACTTCTAATAAATAATCTAGATAATAACAAAAAGAAAAGCCTCTCTACTCGAGAGGTTTTTTTATGCAGAAAATTATATATTCGTATATTTATATAAAAACAACATGGCAGAAAAAAAATTTTCGATCCCAACAGAAATGATCGATCTTCCTAGTAAAGGAAAGTTATATGCAAAAGAAAATCCACTATCTTCAGGAGCTGTAGAAATGGCATATATGACAGCTAAAACTGAAGACATTCTCACCAATGTGAACCTGTTACGTCAGGGCATCGCGATTGAACGTATGCTTAAGTCTCTTATCAAATCAGAAATAAACTATGAGGATTTAACTCTGGGTGATCGGAATGCGCTTCTGATAGCAGCTCGTATATTAGGTTATGGAAAAGATTATTCATTTAAGTATAAAGCAAGTAGTCTAGAAGAAGAAGAAACTGTAGTAGTAGATCTGCAAGATTTAAAATATAAAGAATTAGACTTTTCTAAATTTTCAGATAAAAATGAATTTAGCTTTGAATTACCTTACTCAAAAAATACAGTAACATATAAGATACTTACAATAGCTGATGATAAGAAAATAGATGATGAGATCAAAGGTATGAAAAAGATTGCTAAGACAGAAATAGGAGAATTAAGTACAAGGCTTAAACATCAAATAACGTCTGTTAATGGAGATTATTCAACTAAAACAGTAAGAGAGTTTATTGATGAAGGTTACCTATTAGCTAGAGATGCAATTGCTCTTAGACAAGATATTGCTAAGAATACTCCTGATATTGATACAAAGATTACTTTCACACTAAAAAATGGCGAAGAGATTACAACTGATTTGCCAATGGGCGTAGGATTCTTCTTTCCACAAATAGAAGACTAATATGGATAACGCACAAATAATATGGGTTCCGCTCTTTCCTGGGGCGGAATACCGTGCTATTTTTATGACAGAGTGTTTTGAATTAACTTATCATGGCGGAGGGGGATTCTCATGGTCTGAAGTTTGGGATATGCCAATACAGCATAGAAAGTATAATATAAAAAAAATTAATGAGTATCTCAAAAAACTAGAAGATATGAGAGATCAGCAAAATAACCAAATTACAGAAAACACTGATCCCTCAAAAATAAAGATACCGGATGCAGTCGTACAAGCATCTAAGGAATATTCTTATAAGACTACCGCAGCTAAATCTAAAAAATAATTTAGATACATATTTATTTGTATAGTATAATACAATGGCAACACCACCAACACCAGGCTCACAAAATCCAGGAATGTCATCAAAAGATTTGATTAGGGATTTAAAAGAGCTATTAGAGGATCAAGGGGATTATAATAATCTGCTAAAAAACGCATTATCTGATTTAAAAAAGATGGATAATGCGTATTTAAAAATTGAAGCAAGATTAGCCACATTATCTAAAGATTCAATAAATCTAAGACAAACTAATCAGGAACTTCTTAAATTAAAACAAAAAGAGTATATAGAAGAGAAGAAACTAGTTGACTTAAATAAAGATTTTGATCAACAAACTAAAGATGCATTAGCAGACGCAAAAAATATCGTAGAATCCCAAAGAGCTAGATTAGCCGCTCAAGGCAAAAGTCATGATATAGAAAAAGCAATGATGGGAATACTAAAAAGTAAAGGCGATATACAAGCTGTAGCGCTTTATGCCCAAGAAAAACAATTAGAACTAGCTAGAAGACAAACAGAAGAAGGAGAAAAGGCAGTTATAAATGAAAAGATGGTTTCTAAACAATTAGGTATATCGGGAAATTTAATGAAAATATTTGCTGATAATCTTGGTGTAGGAGAAGAAGCGTATAACGCAATGAGTTTCGCCGCAAGAAAAACAGTAGACGCTACAGGAAAAGTTACAAATGTAGGTAAATGGAAAGTATTAGCAGCTGGTATAAAAGCAGCAGGAAAAACAATTATGCAAAATATATTAGATCCTGCTATTATAGCTACAGCTTTAGTAGTGGGTTTTAGTAAAGCAAAAAATGCTATAAAAAATGTAATGCAAGGCGCACTTTCAGCAGCTACTTCAGGTCTTAAAGCGTTAACTCCAGAAGGAGGAGGTGTAGTATCTGGGCTTACAGGAGGAATATCTAGTATGGCTAAAAACATACCATTTATAGGTGGTTTAGTTGGCGGTCTAATAGATGGATTTTCAGCTTTGCTCGATGTTGTAGTAGGAGTAGATGATGCTATAGTTAAAGCTGGCAGAAATCTTGGAATGACAAGCGGTCAAGCAAGGCAACTAAATAGGCATTTTCAAGATATATCACTAAATCAAGGAGATGTATTTATTACTTCTAAAAAATTATTAGAATCTTATTCAGAATTAGCAGGTCAATTAGGTATAAATAATAAATTATCTGATGAGACATTACAAACAAACATAAAGCTAAAAGAATTTGCAGGATTAGAGTTAGATACTCGTTCAAGATTAGCTGAAGTTTCTAGTATAACAGGAAAATCAACACAAGGCGTAGTTAAAGGCGTATTAGCACAAGTAAAAGGTCTTGAAAGAGCAACTGGCATACAATTTAATTATCAACAAGTATTAAAAGAAGTAACAAGTCTTTCAGGTGTTTTAGGCTTAAGATTCTCTAAATATCCATCTCAGCTTACTAAAAGTCTATTGACAATAAAAGCTATGGGAATGGAAATGAAAGATCTAGAATCTATGGCTGATTCATTTCTAGATTTTGAGTCTAGTATATCTAAAGAAATGGAAGCTCAAATACTAACTGGTAAAGAGCTGAATTTTAATAAGGCTAGAGAATTATTTTTAAATAATGATCTTGCAGGTGCTGCAGCAGAAATAAATAGACAAGTTGGATCTAGTGCAGAATTTCTAAAAATGAATAGAATAGCTGCAGAATCTTTTGCACAATCCATGGGAATGTCAAGAGATCAACTAGCAGATATGCTTAAAAAGCAAGAATTATATGCTAGTATAGGCGCAAAAGGAACAGAGAACGCCAGAGAAATGTACCAATTAGGTCTTAAAAGATATGGTAATGAGAAAGCAATGGCAGAAGCCATGGGAGAACAAGCTTTCCAATCTATGCAACAGGCTTCTACACAAGAAAAGTTAATGGCTTTTATAGAAAAAATAAAACAATCAGTTGTTGATTTTATAGAAAAATCGGGTATTATAGAAAAAATTGAAGGTTTTGTAAATATGTTAACTAATCCAAGTACTATACAGGGGATAATAAAATGGGTTAGAGATGCTATTGCTGGCGCAGTTGAAATGGTATCTGGACTTATTGGAGATTTATTTGAAGTTGTGGCCGTTTTACCATTTACAGATAAGAATAAGTGGATGACAAAAGCAGCTGTTTTCAAATCAGGAGGAGCAGATATGGCAAGTAGAATTAGATCAGTAGGAGGAGATTTTGGAGCAGCTACTATATCACAAGCTGCAGCTACAAATGCTACTGCAAGTAATACAAATACAAAAGCAGTAAATCCATATGATATTAGAAATAATCAATCTATGACAACCGTAGTTGTTAATAATCTTGTAGATAATAGACTGATTTCATCAAATACACATAAACACAATGCAAATAATCCTAGTATAGATTCTAGTAGAGCAGCAAACCAAGCTCCAGGAATTAAAGGAAGCAGTTCTCCAGAAATAAAACAAATGTAATAAAAAAATAATATGCCACTAATAGATCTAAGAACTAGTTTAAAGGATTTAAAATACGGGGTTGCTGCTTTTGATAGACGCGATAGCGGATGGTCTGGGCAACCTTATATGCAATTTCCTATAGATGATGAAAATGCTCCAAATAATATAAGAAATTTTTATTCATTAAATAGAACTGGCTTAGATTATCCTATAAGAGGCGGATCTACAACAATCCAATTAGGAAGTAGAACAGTAACATTATCAGCAGAAATAGACAAGACTAGAATAAGAAAGTTTTTAAGCGATAAGCCTAGAGGGGACGCATTTATAAAAAAACAAATAGGATTACAGTTGACTAATCCTAAAATGGAAACTGGTACTAGCGTAAATATATTTGGTCAAAATATAAATGGATATAATATATTAGAAAACACTAGACTATATAATGATGGTTTAAACACTTTAGAGCAAGTAGGTTATGCAGGCTCTGGTTTACATATACAAAGACAAGGTTTAATGCCTATCGATACTGTTTCTAAATACTACGCTAAGACTGTAGGAAGTCAATTAACGATGGATAGTGAGAGAGTACGACTAGAGAATAGATTATTATTATTACAGCAACTAAAGTTAACGCCAGTTACTAGAGAAAGCGGAGTACTTGGTGGAATAAATAAAATAAACCAATTAGGTCTATCGCTAGATAGAAATATAATACAAAACTACTTAGGCGGTCCTGGATCAGTTTATGGAATAGGTAGTACAACTATTAGAAGATACGAAGATACAACAAAAGCTGCTACAGAAGGATTTGCGACATATGATCAAATATATACAAAAAAGACTAGAGGTGCGAGTAGAAGAATGAGATCAGTAGTTGGTCTAGAAAACTTATTAGTGGCAGATCAAGATACTATTGACTATAGATTTTATACATATGGTACTGATAGTATAGTAGATAAGATAAATGTAAAGGATATAGGTGCGCTTAATACTGGAGATCCATGGACTAATGGTAATGCGAATGATGATCTTATTAAGTTTGGATTTGAATGCTTAAGCAATGATGAAGTCGGTTCATCTATGTTTTTACAATTTAGAGCACTATTGACAAGTGGAATTACAGATGGTCACCAAGCAACAATAAACGCTTTTAAGTATATAGGAAGAGGTGAAGACTTTTATATATATGAAGGATTTACTAGAAATATACAATATGCATTTAGAATAGCTGCGCAATCAAAAGATGAACTTTTACCTTTATATAGTAAGCTAAATGCATTAGCATCTCAAGTATATCCAGATTATTCGAATAGTGGTATTATGAGATCATCTGTAGTTAAGATAACTGTAGGTGATTATTTTTATAGAGTTCCAGGATTATTAGAAAGCGTTAATATAACTATCGCGAATGAAACTTCATGGGATATAGAAGATGGTAGACAACTTCCACACTATCTTGATGTTAGTATATCATTTAAACCAATTCATAGTATGTTACCAAAAAGATTTATGAGAATTGGAGGTAAACAATTACCTGAAGATGAAACAATATTAGCGAATACGACTTTACAAAAATATAATAAAGAAAAAAATACAGAAAGTTTAAAAGCTAATAATACTAATATAGGTACGATAAGTAGTAATATACCGACTAATAACACAGCTGTAAGTTCATTTGCGACTAATCTAGTAAATAGAACATTATTACAAAATGCTAATAATGAATTTGATATAAATCAATTAAGATTTAAAATAAATAGAGAATTAAGACCTCAATAATATGTCATATAAATACGAAAATACTCCAATAAAAAAACAAACAGATACAGGTATACAATACTATGAAACTAATGTATATCCGAGCATTCCTGTAGTTCAAGGGGATAATTATGTTATAACAACTCTTGGAGATAGATTAGATTTACTAGCTCTAGATTTTTATGGAGATATGAACTTATGGCGTATAATAGCATCTGCAAATTCTTTACCTGGTGATTCAATATATCCACCAATAGGAGCACAAATAAGAATACCAGCTAATCCAATATCAGTAATAAATCAATATAAAAAAGAAAACTTAAATAGATAGTTATGGGATATATAAATCTAGATAACATTTTTGGTTATAGAATACCTGAATGGGTGCATAATCAATTAATGGTTAGATCTAAAATGAATTCTAAAGATGTTAGAGATGATGGTAATTTACTTTATTTAGCAAATAAAACTGGATGGGTTAGATTAGTATCTTCGATAGACATAAAAAAAGAGTTTATAGAAAAAATAAATAGAGACTTTCCTCAAGCACTTGAGGCTAGTACTTTAGCTAAGCAGTATGTGTTATTTGGAGGCACTTCTGCATACAAATCAGTTGATGGAAAAGCTAATTATGATCTAAGAAGTGGAATAGAAAATAATGGTGCTTATCAATTATTAGGAGCAAAAGAAGTACAAGAATACGGTTATAGACCAATGCCAGGTATAAAAAGTGCAAAAATTATAACTCAAGGTAAACTAGGATCTATAAGAAGTGCTGATATACAATTTACAGTAAATGATAAAATGCAACTAGACTTAGTAGATATGTTGTATTTTAAGTTAGGTTATACAATGTTTTTAGAATGGGGAAATACGTATTACTATAAAACAAATAGTAAGAATGTAGCATCATCTACTAATATTGAGGATATACTAAAAGTTTCACAATTAAAAAAGACAGAGGATAGTGCAATAGATCCATTTGAACAAGGATTAGATAAAGATAAGATTAGATATAAAATAATGAAAGCCGTTAGAGATACTGATGGTAATTATGATGCTATGCTAGGTATAGTCACTAATTTTACTTTTACATCCAATATTAATGGAGGATATGATTGTACTTTAAAATTACAAGCACTTGGTTATTTAGGAGAATCTATAAGAATTAATGGTATTACTAATTTACCTAAATCTTTATTAATCGCAATAGAAAATATTGCAAATGTAGTTACTAAAATAAATAAACTTAAAAGAGAAGCAGAATTAAAAGATAAAATACAAGCAGTTAATACAGCAGAATCTCAGAATATAAATAATTTTCCTCAATGTGTAGTTAACTATATAAATAAGAGGCTTCTCATAAATACAATTGAAAATAATGTACAAGTTGCTAAAGGCACAGCAACGTGGGAAGGATATGAATTTTACTCAGATAAACAAAAAACTTATAAATATAAAGACAAAATAGGTAATTATGATTGTGATCAATATGGTAGAATTATAGACGCTGCAACAAGAACTTTGATCACTAATACACAACCATTAACAATTGATGAATATTTAGTAAGTAATAATTCATCAGTAGTTAAAGAAGATAAAAGAGGGCATTACGCTGAAGGCGATATTGTGGATGTGTATATTCAAGATAAAAGAGCTGATCCAAGTAATCCAACTAAGCTTTATTATTTTCGTAAATATAAAACAGTAGTCGATTATTCACCAGATCCAACTTTGAGTAGTGGGATTGGTATTACTTTTAATTTAAACGTAGATAGTGTTGTACAAAGACCAGATCCAAGTAATCCTGATAATCGTGAATCTTTTAGATTCGGCGATAATATAAAATATGCGTTAGATACAAATACAATAAAACCAAGTGATTCAAAATTTATTATAGAAAAATATAAATTAGAAGATATAGGCGGGAATAGCACTTTAACAACTATATTTTCGGGGGCCTCGCTTCAACAAACAGGTGTCGTAAGTTTATCATATTTTGATGAAGAGTATAAAATAAAAATAAGACATTCATTATATCCACAATTACAAATAGATAAAAATCAACATGGAATAAATAGTAAAGCGATTACATTTAACTTAAAGTCAGAAAAAACTCAACAAAACTTACAACTAATAAAAAACGCAGTATACGAATATGTTAATGATAATAAAAGTAAATATAACGTAGTAGTTTTTTTTAAAAATCATTATAACGACCAGGTTACTCTATGGGCATACGCCGATATACCTGTTAAGAATCTATGGTATTCTAGATCTCCAATAGATAATGAAACTGGTAAAAATATAGAAATTTCTAGAAGTGAAAGTGTTATACATACACTTAGAATATCAGTAGCGATTAATGATTTTAGTTTAATAGGAAGTATACAAGCAAAATCTAAATTCGAATTTGCGCAAATAGCAGATCCTAATAATACAGCGCAAGCAAATACTGGTAGACAAGAATTAGAAAAACAATTAGATGAATATGCAAAAATCGATTCAAGCGCTTTACAAAAAAGTGAAGCTAGTCAGTATAGATCGCAAATAGAGTGTATACTTAGGACTATTCAATTAAATACTATAGCGTCTTCGATTGGATCACTAGGAGAAGCTAAAATAACTGAAATAAAATGGGCAAATAAAAAAAATAAAGATTTTTTAAATAACATTCATCTTAATGGAGCTTTTTCTAATAATATAGCTAATCTTATTGATGATAATTATAAAAATACTATAAAAGGCTATATTACTAAAGATGGAGCGTATTATAAAAATGAAAATATAAAATTTGAAGTAGAATCTTATATGGGTTTTCATAGAAATATAATGAAAAATCCTAATATAGATGATAGTGATGGATCTTTGGCAAATCTTATAGATAAGTACGCTATAGATTATAAATCTATGTTCTCTTCTTACTTAATACCGTATTATCAAAGTCAAGATCTTTTTGAAAATGCAAATATACACTATCCCACTTATATACCATTAAGTTGGTTTTTCTTTTTGATTAACCACTGTTGTTTACTTTATGAAACTGAAAATAAAAATAAGCCAATATTTTATTTAGATTTTAATACTTGGTCTAATGTATGTCAATCTAATGATACTATGTTATGTACTGATCCATTCAAATTTATAGTGCCTTTTACTGGAAATAAAGATTCATTTAAAAAATTATTTGATCCTACTATAGTTAAAAATGACAGCATAGATGGCGTACCCGTATGGACAGGCGACTCAATATCTGATATAGTTAAGGATTTTAAAATTAGTGGATCAAATACAGCAGCCTATAGAGGACGTTTTTTAAATTGTTTAATTAGTATCGATTATTTATTAAATTTAATTAGATCGCATTCTAGTAAAGATGAAACAAATGCAGTGTATTTTAAATCTATGATAGAAGAACTATTATCTGATTTTTGTAAATCTACTGGAACTTTTAATTATTTACGATTAGCCTATGATGATGATTCTAACTGTTTTTATGTTGTAGATGATCAAGATATTCCATCAGCTGAAGAAGGTAATAAAATCTTACAAAACAATGAATATGATTTGCCATTGTATGGTAAAGAATCAATAGCAACGAGTTTACAAATAAACACTGATATATCAACTAGAATAGCAAATGTTGTAGCTATTTCTGCAAATGCTGATGTTGGTTCTCAAACCACTAATAGTACAGATGCAACTGCATATGGTAAATTAAGTAATTATGCTATAGATAGATATAAACCAATAATAGCAGCCGCTTCTAAATCTAATGATGAATCAAAAAATCAAACAGAAATAGAATCAGCGCAAAGATTTAATTATGCTATAGATTGCTTTTATAGATCATCTGCAACTGCTGAAGATTTAGTAAATCATGCTACTAGCTATTATATAGATAGAGTTCTTAAAGCAAAAAATAAAGACACGGGAACAAATGGAACGATGCTAATGCCATTATCTCTAACATTTACTACTGATGGGATTTCAGGATTAGGTATAATGAATGGTTTTACTATAAATGAGAATTTATTACCATACTCTTATTCTAAGAATAATTCAGCAAAAGATGTAATTAGATCTGTAGGCTTTGTAGTTACTGGATTAGATCATTCTATAGAATCGAATAGATGGACTACATCTGTAAAAAGTAATATGTACTATTTAAAGAGCGCAGGAGACTATATGTCAAAGGTAGGCAAACAAGATAAGGTTGAATTTGAAATAATAAATCAAGCTGCTTTTAGCCAACAATCTATAATAACATCAGCTGGAGCGACATTTAAACCTAGTTTAGTAACAGCAAATATGACGTCTTTTAGAGAAGTTACAATAGCCGTAATAACAAATTTAGAAGGCGGATACTACCATCCAGATATGTTAAAAGACGGTAGAGTACGAGATAGTCGATATGGAACAAGTGGAGAAACGATGTATGGTTTAGATAGAGAGAGAGGCGGAAGCGTAATATCAGATTGTGGCCCATGTAAAAGATTTTGGGGTAAAATTGATCAAGCTAACGCAAGAAATAGTTGGCCTTGGTCATATATTCCTAATGATCCATTAAAGTCTGAATTATTAGAATTAGCTGTTGAAATTATGCAACCAATATTTAATTATAATCTATCAACATTTGTTCCTAATAAAGAGATTCAAACTTTAATAAAATCAGATGGTAGACTTTATTTTAATTTTGTATACGCAACTTGGAATGGTCCAGGGTGGTTTCAAGGTTTTTCTAAAGAAATAATTAGCGCATATAATAATGGTACTAGAAAAGCAGATGAATTAGCTGCTATATTTATAAAAAGAAGAATAAATAATACAAATGTATTAATTGGAGGAAATAGCCAAAATTCACTAGCAGAACAAGTTGGTAGAAAAATATCTAAAATAACAGGGATAATTGTTTAATAGTTTATAATTTAAAATATGCCAATAAGATATTATCCATCATTTAGAGTAAAGACAAATTTAATAACTAGCGGAAATGAATTCTTGTTAGATGGAGCACCTTATTCAGGAAAATACTATGCTACATATGACGGTAAATTCTTTTCGGGAGCAAACCCTGTTATTGGTAGTAATAAGCCTTTAGTAAGAATATCAGAGTACGCAAATACACCAGGACTTGCTTCAGTAGCTAATACACAAGCGCAAAGACAACAATTCGCATTCAATACAAGATTAAAGAGTACTACAATATCATCAACAGGAGAAGTAATATCTTCAGAATTCAAATCTGAACCAACGTCTTATTTCCCAAAACCTACTGAAGAAGATTATAGAAAAGGATCAATAATTAGGTATTTTGTAAAAAGAATAAATGAAAATGGATATGTAAAAGAAATTTCTGGAAATGAGTATGATGCTATTGGTAATGGCACAGTACCATATGATGTTACTTATTATCAAATAGAGAATATATTTTGGAAATTAACTGGACCATTAAATACAATTAGGCTATCACAATATGATATTAGAGCTGGAATCGTAGATACTAATAAAAGATTGGTAGAAAATTTAGATAAGACTTTCTTAGGTATAAAAGCTTTTATTGCGGAAGATTACGCAAAATTCGGTAGAGTCACCCAATAAATTAATTTTATTGCTATTATTATTTTACATATATTTGTAAAAATAAAGGTTATATGTATTTTATTATCGAGACTATAGAGCAACTTGAAATGCTTGAGCATTCTCAAGAGTGTTTTCTACAAATAATCCCAAATAACTATAATTTTCATCCGAGCCTCACCACAGCGTGTGCATACTATTATAGAACTAATGATAAGGGTTATATAATATGTGTAAATCATTCTGAAGCATTCTCTATTCCAGAAAATATAGTAAAAGATTTTATAAGAAAACACAATAAAGTTTATGTACTTGATAAAAAACGTCACTCTTATTATATAGATACTGATAACTTAATAGATTTACTATTCTTTGATAATAAAGAACTAGAAATAAAAACAAAGATACAATCTGAGTATGATAGAAAGTATTATGATTCGGAAGAATTAAATTCAATGATACCGATAGTAAAACATTATGAACACTTAGAACATGTATATAGTGAATATCATGCTATAATAAAAAAAGCAAGACCTATAAAAAATCTAGATAGATTAATAGAAGCATATTCTTATGTAGAAAAAAATCCTATAAAAGTAAAATATGAAGATTTTGTTAGCATAAATAATATAAGTAATCCAAAAATATCTATAAAAGAAGATAAAGTATACACTAGATATAATCTATATAACCAAACAGGAAGACCAACTAATACATTTAATGGCGTTAACTTTTTAGCAATACCAAAAGATGAACCGCATCGATCTTGCATAATTCCTGATAATGACTTTTTTGTAGAATTTGATTTTGATGCGTATCATCTAAGAATCATTGCAAATGAAGTTAAATATGAATTTCCAAATAGCTCAGTACATGAGTATCTAGGAAAGCAGTATTTTAAAAAAGATACGCTAACAGAAGAAGAATATAAACAGTCAAAAGCAATAAGCTTTAAGAATCTGTATGGGAGCGTACCAGAAGATCACCAGCACATCCCATTCTTTAATAGAATGTTACTATTAGCAAATTTTTTAAGCGAATCATGCGCACCTGGTGAGTCCCTAGAACTGCCTACTGGAATTAAGTTAAAGAGAGAAGAGGATATGAATCCAAGCAAATTGTTAAATTATTACGTACAGAATTTAGAAACAAAATATAACGTTGATAAGATACTAAAAATAAAAGACATATTACAAAACAAAAAGACAAGGTTAGTACTAATAACGTATGACGCGTTTTTATTCGATTATTCAGTAGAAGATGGAAAAGAACTATTAGTTGAAATAAAAAAGATTTTAGAACAAAATAATACGCCAACTAAGCACAAACACGGAAAAAACTACTTTTTACAAAACGGGTAAATATTTATAGATGGAAAAAATTGAATTCATAAAAAATAGTATAGTAACAAAAGAGATGCTTAGGAATAAATTATTCTGTACATTTACCACAGAAGAGGACTTAAATCAATTAATTGAATCTATAAATAGAGAGTACGCAGTATTATATAAAAAAATATTTGTATTAAGCTCACCAGACACTAATGAACTGTTGTGCACATATAATATAGAAGAATCTGATCAACAACCAAGAATCATTAAAAATACGATACTTGTTCATAGAAAAAAAGAAACTAACACTCTATACACAATAAACTCGCTGAATGCATTGATTATGACATTAAATAACGGTGTATTAGACAGCAGATTTCCCATCAATTGGCCAGACTACAAAAACTGTATCTTATTAGTCCAAGATAATAAGTTTAAAAAGTTGAATACCGAAATAAAAAAAATCGTGAACTTGTAAAATAAATTTTTTTACTATCGATTTTATATGTACATTTGTTACAGTTAAATAAAGATTATGATGAATATAGAAATGCTAAAGCAGCGTTTGCATGCGTTGCAAAACCCGAAAGGTTCACAAAAAGGAGACATGCAAAAAACTTTATGGGCTCCTACAGTAGGTAAACACACGGTACGAATTGTGCCATCGTGCTACGACAAATCAAATCCATTTAAAGAACTTTATTTCCACTATGAAATTGGAAGTAAAACAATGATTGCTTTATCCAACTTTGGAGAAAAGGATCCCATTGTAGAATTTGCTCAAGGCTTAAGAAAGTCTTCTAACAGAGAAGATTGGATGTTAGCCAAAAAATTAGAACCTAAGATGAGAGTCTTTGTTCCTGTTATTGTAAGAGGCGAGGAAGAAAAAGGCGTTATGCTTTGGGGAATTGGTAAGCAAATCTTCATGGACTTAATCTCTATCGCTGAGGATGAAGACGTTGGAGACTACACAGATCCTATTGAAGGTCGTGATATTACGATTGAAACTTTAGGAAAAGAATCAACAGGATTGACTTACAACAAATCTACAGTTCGTGTAAGAACAAAAATCACTCCATTATCTCAAGATCCTGAACAAGTTAAAAAGTGGCTAACTGAACAACCAAATCCAGTAGCCCAATTTAAAAAGTATGGATATGATGAGATGAAAACAGCTCTACTAAACTACCTAAACCCTGAGAGCGAGGTTGAAGATGAAACAGAAACACAGCCTCAAAAAGGAGATTTACCTTGGGAAAAAGAAGAAAAACCAGCTGGTAAATTTACCTTAGGCACTACAAAGACGAGTGTAGATGAAAAGATAGATGATCTTTTTAATTTCTAAAAACTAATAAAAAGCCCCTCAAACGAGGGGCATTTTAATCTAATATGGCAAAAGAAAAAAAACCAAGCCTGAATGGTGCAATTTCAGGCGCAATAAAAGGGCAATTTAATTTAGATAACTTTAAAAAGAAGAAAAATCTAAATACAACTTCTGTTAAGTTTAAAGATGATAGATGGATACCCCTATCAAAATCTTTTCAAGAGGCGTTACAAATCCCAGGTCTACCAGTTGGACATATTAGTCTATTAAGAGGTCACTCAGATACAGGGAAGACTACAGCTTTATTAGAAGCCGCTGTATCATGTCAAAAGATGAATATATTGCCTGTATTCATTATCACAGAGATGAAGTGGTCATGGGAACACGCAAGACTAATGGGACTACAATTTAATGAAGTAGCAAATGAAGATGGAGTTGTATCTGACTATGATGGCTTTTTTATATTTGTAGATAGAGAAAAATTAAATTGTGTTGAAGACGTTGCTGCTTTTATAGCTGATATTTTAGATGAACAAAAAAAGGGTAATTTACCATATGATTTGTGTTTCTTTTGGGATTCAGTTGGTTCTATTCCATGTAGAATGTCTGTAGAGAAGTCTACTAATAATAATGAATGGAATGCTGGAGCTATGTCACAACAATTTGGTAACTTCATTAATCAAAGAATTGTATTATCAAGAAAGGAAAGTCAACCATATACAAATACACTTATTGCGATAAATAAAGTATGGGTTGCTAAACCAGATAATCCGATGAGTCAACCAACTCTACAAAATAAAGGCGGTAATACTATGTACTTTGATGCTTCTCTTGTTATTACATTTGGTAATGTAGCTAAAGCTGGTACCAATAAAATTAAAGCAAGCAAAGGTGGTAAAGATATAGAATTTGCTAAAAGAACTAGAATTTCATGTGATAAGAATCACGTAACTGGAGTTACAGCTGTTACAAAGGTAATAATGACACCTCATGGCTTTATCGACGATACTCCAGCATCAGTAAATAAATACAAAAATGATCATTCAGAAGATTGGATGAATTTATTTGGGTCAATTGATTTTGAATTAATTGAAGAATCAGTAGAAACATCAGTGGCTTATGATGATTCAGAATAAAAATAAGTAATGAAAAAAGAATATAAAGAATTATTCAACTCTTTAACGCAAGAAAAAGAAGAGTTGACATTAGATAGTCGTGTGCTTATGGTAGACTCACTAAATACTTTTATGAGATCATTTGCCGTAATACAACATATGAATAAAAATCTAACTCCAATTGGAGGATTGACTGGATTTTTAAGATCAGTTGGTAATGCTATAGATCTCGTAAGACCTACAAGAGTAATCTTAGTTTTTGATGGAAAAGGTTCATCAACGAATAAAAGATATATCTATCCAGAGTATAAAGCGAATAGAGGCATAAAAAGAATTACTAATTGGGATCACTATGAAAGTCAAGAAGAAGAGTCAGAATCTATCACTAATCAAATAGTTAGATTAATTGATTACCTAAGATGTTTACCAGTTGATATTCTAGCTATTGATAAAGTAGAAGCAGACGATGTAATTGGATATTTAGCGAAATCTTATGGAAAACAAGTTACGATACTATCTAGCGATAGAGATTATTTACAATTAGTAGACGATAGAATAACTGTGTATTCTCCTACAAAAAAGATATTCTATACGCCTGCAAAAGTACTATCAGAATATAAAGTGCATCCTAATAATTTTCTAATGCAAAAGATGTTATTAGGAGATACTGGTGATAACGTTCCTGGAGTTGGAGGATTAGGCCCTAAAACGCTTATTAAAGAGTTTCCTCAGTTAGCTAAAGAAGATGTAGTAGAACTAGAGACTGTGCTTGATATTTGTTCTAAGGGTAATAAAAAAGTCCATACAAATATATTAAACTTTAAAAGTCAAATTAAAATTAATAAATTACTAATGGATTTGCATAACCCTAATATCCCTGATGAAGATATTAATAGCATTTCAGAGATGTTAGATAGCCCATATAAAGAGTTTAATACTCCAGAGTTCATAAAATTATATGAAGCAGATGATTTAGGCGCTAGCATCAAAGATCCAAGAATGTGGTTATACAATCATTTTCAACAACTTAGTAAATATACAAATTAATATGGGTACATTAAATACGTTACAAGCGTACGGAATTTCATTCCAAATAAAAGTTATATCATCTCTTTTAAAACATAAAGAGTTTCTTCATGGAGTGTATGATCTCCTTAATCCAGAAGAGTTTGATAATCCAGCGCATAAATGGATTGTAGAAGAGACTTTAAAATATTATTCTAAATATCATACTAATCCAACTCCAGAGTACTTATCCGTAGAAGTAAAAAAGATAGAGAATGAAATATTAAGAATCACTGTCGTTGAGCAATTAAAGGAATCATTAAAAGCTATTAATGAAGATCAAGAGTATGTTGAAATAGAGTTTAGCAACTTCTGTAAAAATCAACAGCTAAAGAAAGCTTTGATGAATTCTGTAGAATTACTATCAAAAGGTCAATACGATGATATTAGAAATATTATTGATAATGCTCTAAAAGCTGGACAAAGCAGAGATCTAGGTCATGAATACGAAAAAGATATAGAAACTAGATATAGATTAGAAGAAAGAGGCGCAGTTCCTACTGTTTGGCCACATATTAATGAATTACTAATGGGTGGATTAGGCGCTGGAGATTTAGGCATGGTTTTAGGATCTCCAGGTGGTGGTAAATCTTGGTTCTTAATTAATCTTGGCGCTTGGGCTGTAAAAGCAGGTTATAATGTTTGTCACTACACATTAGAACTATCACAAGAGTACGTAGCAAAAAGATATGACTCAATGCTTACTGGAATAGAATTCCAAAATATACATAAAAAAGAATATAGATCTTTGATTGAAAGTACTGTAGATAGTTTACCCGCTAAATTGATTATTAGAGAGTTTCCTATGGGTAAAACTACGCCTTCAACAATAGAAAGCCATATTCAAAAGTGCACAACTCTAGGACACAAACCAGATTTGATTATCATAGACTATGTAGACTTACTTAGATCTAGATCGAAATCATCAGAAAGAAAAGATCAAATCGATGACGTATATACATCAATTAAGGGTTTAGCAAGGCAACTAAAGACGCCTATATGGACTGTATCTCAAGTAAATAGAACTGGTTCGAAAGATGATATTATTGAAGCAGATAAAATCGCAGGATCATATGATAAAATAATGATTGCTGACTTTGCGATGTCATTGTCAAGAAAAAGAGGTGATAAGCTTGCAGGTACTGGTAGAATACATGTTATTAAGAATAGATTTGGGTCTGATGGTATGACATTCGCAGCTAAAATTAATACCGCAAATGGCCACATAGAAATCGATTCTTCTGAATTAGATGATGGTGATTTAGTAGTAGAATCAGAAAAAAATGGAAAATCTGGATTTTCTAAAATAGATCAAGAGGAGAAAAAATATTTATCTAATAAGTTTTTCGAACTTGGATTATAACTATCAAAAAGTCGCATATTTATTAGTACAAATAACGGTATATTATGAGCTTACTTACAAAATTTATAAAATCTGTTAAAGGCAATAACTTTAGAATTGTAGAAAATCCAGTTAAATACGTTGGATATTTCTTTGCAGAAAGAGTAAATAAAAGCAATTCTAGAAACGCTAAATCTGGCGTATCTAATTTGTCTGCAACTGCTACTAGTACTGACACTGGTAACAATCCTTAATACCTACGGGTAATAATTAGCTAACACATTGAAGAGCTATTTTCTCAAGTTAAATACTTGAGGGTAAAAAATATTGTTTGAACTTAAAAATTTAATTTTAAAATGCACATTACGCAAAGCATTCTTAGTGATTTAACTGTATACATGAAGTATGCAAAATTTAACAAATTAGTAAATAGAAGAGAGTCTTGGGAAGAATTAGTAGATAGAAATAAGGAAATGCATATTAAAAAGTTTCCTAATTTGTTAAATGAAATAGAAGACGCGTATGAGCTAGTTTATAATAAGATGATTTTACCTTCAATGAGAAGTATGCAATTTGCTGGTAAATCAATAGAAATTTCTCCTAATAGAATATATAACTGCGCTTATCTTCCAATTGACGATCTAAGATCTTTTTCAGAGATTATGTTTCTTTTATTAGGCGGAACAGGCGTAGGATATTCAGTACAATCTCATCATATTGATAAACTTCCAGAGATAAGAAAACCAAACCAAAAAAAGCATAGAAGATACCTAATAAGTGATAGTATCGAAGGTTGGGCAGACGCTGTTAAAGTATTAATCAAATCATATTTTGGAGGAGGATCAGTAATTAATTTTGATTTCTCAGACATTAGACCAAAAGGTGCTGCACTTATTACTTCTGGAGGTAAAGCACCAGGTCCACAACCATTAAAAGAATGTTTAGTTAAGTTAGAAGGTATCTTATCTAGAAAAGAAGATAATGACAAATTAACTACCATAGAAGTACATGATATAGTATGTCATATTGCAGACGCAGTATTAGCTGGAGGAATTAGAAGAGCCGCTTTAATTTGCTTATTCAGCGCAGATGATCAAGATATGATCGCAGCAAAATCAGGAGCATGGTGGGAACAAAATCCTCAAAGAGGAAGAGCAAATAATTCAGCTGTATTACTTAGAAATAAAATAACAGAAGAATTCTTTTTTAATTTATGGAAAAAAATAGAAGCTTCTGGAGCAGGAGAACCTGGAATTTATTTCTCAAACGATAAAGATTGGGGAACAAACCCGTGTTGCGAAATTGCTTTACGTCCTTATCAATTCTGTAATTTATGCGAAGTTAATGTCAGTGATGTACAATCACAAGAAGATCTTAACAATAGAGTAAAAGCTGCAGCGTTTATAGGAACTTTACAAGCATCTTATACTAATTTCCATTATTTGAGACCTATTTGGCAACGTACAACTGAAAAAGAAGCACTTATTGGAGTTGGTATGACAGGTATTGGATCAGGAAAGGCACAAAATCTAGATCTAAAAGAAGCAGCTGATGTTGTAAGAAAAGAAAATGAAAGAGTAGCAAAAATACTAGGTATCAATACAGCTGCGAGATGCACTACTATCAAACCTTCTGGAACATCATCTTTAACCTTAGGAACTTCTAGTGGAATCCACGCTTGGCATAATGATCACTATATTAGAAGAATAAGAGTAGGTAAAAATGAAGCAATCTATACACACCTATCTATCCACCATCCAGAATTAGTAGAAGACGAGTATTTTAGACCACATGATACCGCAGTTATTTCTGTACCACAAAAAGCACCAGTTGGATCAATTCTAAGAACAGAATCTGCAATTGATCTACTAGAACGAGTTAAGTTTTTTTATACTAATTGGATAAAACCAGGTCACGTAACGGGACAAAATACTCACAATATTTCTGCAACTGTATCTATAAAACAAGGAGAATGGGATAATGTAGGTAAATGGATGTGGGAAAATAGAAAATACTATAATGGATTATCCGTATTACCGTATTCAGATCACACATATATTCAAGCTCCTTTTGAAGATTGTACTGAAGAAAAGTATAATGAAATGGTAGAACACTTAACAAATATAGATCTATCTAAAGTTATAGAGTATGATGATACTACGGATTTAAAAAATGAAGTTGCTTGTGCTGGTGGTGCGTGTACTGTAAATGAGTTTTAATAACGCATTTCATATATGAAAGAGGATTATATCGTGGTTGGAAATTTAGATTTCAAGTTACGTAACATAATTCTACTAAAAATATTTATTTTATTTTATAAGATAATATAGTTATATTTAAACAAAAAATGACTTTTACATTAAACCAACAAAATTTGTATTTTATTATATGCATTCTATTATTAGTATTACAAGTATATCAAAGATACGAAATAAATAGAATGAAAAAACATATAGATATTTTAGCAAATAACGTATTAGCAGTATTATTATACATCAAAGGTAAACAAGATGAAGAAGGAAAAAAAGAAAGTTGAGTCTGAAGGTCTTGGTGATACTGTAGCAAAATTTACAGAACTACTCCAAATCGATAAGTTAGCAGCTGTAATAGCAGAAGCATTAGGAGAAGAGGATTGCGGTTGTACTCGAAGACAAGAAAAGCTAAACGAATTATTTCCATACAAAAATAAAAAAAGTAAAAAAGAAGAATAGTTATGTCTACACAAAAAAGTTATGTATTAGTAGATTCTTTAGAAAAAATAAAGGATCTTGCTAAATATGTTTTAGAATCAAATCTAATATCATTCGATACTGAAACCAATTCATTAAATCCTAGAACTGGAAAAATAATTGGTTTTTCTGTAAGTACTTCACCAGGCTCAGGATATTATTTACCTACTATGGTATTTGAAAATGATGAATTAAAAGATCATCAAATACATGGTGAGCTTTGTCATGATATTGCTAAAAAAATCATTCAACTACTTACTAGTAAAAGTATTATTGGGCACAATCTGTCCTTTGACTGTAGATTCGTAAAATGTTTCTATGGAATAGATCTAACTCCATACATACACGCAGATACGATGCTAATGGTTCATACTGTTAAAGAGGAAGGCGCTGGATTTGGATCTAATTCACCTTTTGCATTAAAAGAAATTGCTAAAATGGTTCAAGAAGAAATAGGTCTTGATGTAGAAAAAGAAGCGAATGAAGAGCAAATAGAACTAAAAGCATCAATAAAAAAGAATGGTGGATCTACATCAAAAGATAACTATGAAATTTATAAAGCAGATTTAGAAATACTAGCAAAATATGCTATTGCAGATACTGATTTAGCTTTAAGAATATTCTACTACTTTTCTACAATATTAGAAAAAGAAGGTCTAGTAAAATTCTTTTATGAAGATGAAGTAATGCCACTATATAAAGAAGTTACAATACCTATGGAAGAATGTGGTGTTAGATTAGATATGCCGCTTATAACAGAAGCTAAAACAAAGATCGCAGAAGATCTAAAAAAATACCATAATATAGTTATTGAAGCTTTATTAGAAAAGCAAGCAGTGCGCACCTGGATAGTCTACAAAGCTATGGAAGCATATCCACCTAATAGTAAAGGCACATTTGCTCAAGAACTTATAGATGAATTAAAATTAGAGTTTCCAAGATCAGCAAGTGGTAAATATTCCATAAATGCTAATTCAGTAGCAAACTTACCTGATGGTGACGTAAAAAACTTCTTTCTTACAGGAGATGAGAAGTTGTTATCTGAAGATGTGATTATAAAGGTTTGTGTAAAATTATGGAAAGATAATAATAATGGTAGTTATTTTAACATACAGTCAAAAGACCATATGGGAGAGATAGCTTTTGCTGCTTTAGGTATTAAACCATTATCTTCAACAAAAACAGGTAAGCCACAATTTGATGATGATCTAATACAATCAATAGCAGATAAGCACCCATGGGCAAAAAGCTTACGTATATATAACAAACTACTTAAAATAAAATCTACGTATATTGATCGTTTCTTAGAAAATGAAGAGTTAGGAAACTATTACTTCTACTACAAACAACATGCTACAGTTTCTGGTAGATATGGATCTGATGCTCAACAGCTACCTAGACCTAAAGAAGAAGGTGATGATGATCCAATCGTTATAGAATACAATAATATGATTCGTGCATTCTTTGTACCAAAAGAGGGCAACATTTTCATAGACTGTGACTATGAATCTCTTGAACCTAAAGTGTTTTCTCACGTATCAGGAGATGATGGACTTAAAGATATTTTTAGAAACAACTGGGACTTCTACTCTACTATCGCTATTAAAACAGAGAAATTAGATCAGTACTCACCAGATAAAAAATCTCCAAACTTCTTAAAAAAGGTAGCACCTCAATTAAGAAATAAAGCCAAATCATATTCATTAGGTATACCATATGGTATGGGAGCGTATGCATTAGGTATGACAATTGGAGTAACTAAAAAAGAAGCACAAAAACTTGTTGATGGTTATCTAAACGGATTTCCAGAACTTAAGAAGTGGATGGAACAATCTAAACAAAAAGCAAAAGATAGCGGTTATATAACAAGTCAAGTTGGAAGAATTAGGCATTTACCAAAAGTTAAAAAATTACATGAAGTATTTGGTGAAAGTTTATTCGATTGGGAATTCAAAAAACAATTAGAATATAAATACGGAAAAGATAAAGCTAAAGGCATAGTTAGAGATTATGTTAATGGATTAAATAACTCTATGAATTTCCAAATTCAAAGTCTAGCGGCTTCTATAGTAAATCGAGCAGCGATTGCGATAAATAGAGAATTTAAAAATAAAAATATAAGAGGCCAAGTAATAGCACAGATACATGATCAGCTCGTAATGGAAGTAGAAGAATCTAAAGCAGAAGAAGCAGCTAAAATAGTCCAAGATAAAATGGAGAATACAACAAAGTTAAGCATAGAATTAGTTGCTCCACCTGCGATTGCTAAGAATCTTCGCGATGGTCACTAGGAATTAAAAATGCTATAATTTATAAAAAAGTAATATATTTATTAAAAATAAAGCACTCAGGTAGGCAAGTTATGAATTTTAAAAAAACAATTATTAAACAGTTCACCTATAACGGGAACACAAAACAAAACGACATGACGTACATTAGACCATTTTCATTGGATCAGTTCGATCTATTGTGGAGAGATTTCTTCAACACATCATCCACATTCACAGATTTATTACAAAAAGTATCACACCCCACAGACATTTACGAAACTGAAGAAGGAATCGTATTTGATGTCGCCGCGGTTGGTTTAAACAAAGAAGACATTGAAATCTTAACTGAAGGCGATACGCTAAGAATTACGTATCAAAAGAAAGATACTCCAGACACACAAGTAATTTACAAAGGAATTAAAAAAGGTTCATTCGATTTAGGATGGAAATTAGCATCTAAATTCGATTTATCAAAATTAACCGCAAAATTAGATAAAGGTTTACTAACTATTAGCGTTCCTTTCTCTGAACAAAAACAAGTAAAAAAAGTACAAATCAATTAATACGTATCTTCCTGAGTGCTTAAGTTATGTTTTCAATCTGCAAACAATTTTTAAAAATTAACGAAGACCTATTTCTGTTAAAGAAAGTGTATGAGGAATCTTACGTTAAAGACGTAGATCTAGTTAAAGAATGGCTAGATGCTAATAGTGTCTTTAGAAAAGATGGCAAATTATACTTTTGTGATAAAATAGAAGATCTAGAGTTAGTTGAAGAAAAAGAACAAGAGTTATTAACCAAATAAACAAAAATAAAAATGAATATGTTAACTCCACTAAATGGAATCGTAGTTCTAAAAAAAATAGAAGAACAAGAGGTTACCTATGGAAACATTGTTATTCCAGACATGGGTAAAGAAAAACCTGAAATGGGCGAAGTTGTAAGCGCTAGTGATACTTACAATTGGCATAGAGGTGATTATTACAAAACAAAATTAGTACCTGGCCAAAAAGTATTAATTCCTAAAATGGGATCTATGGCAATCACATTAAATAACGAAGATTATATCTTAATCAAAGAAACAGAAATATTAGCAATATTAGAAAACTAAAAAATTATGAGTACAACAAAAAATGTTTTTGGACAAGATCTTAAAGAACGTCTATTAGCTGGAGTAGAAAAATTAAACGCATCAGTATCTTCTACATTAGGACCAGGAGGACGTACTGTTTTGATTAGAGAGCAAAATGGAGAAGTAAAAATTACAAAAGATGGCGTAAGCGTTGCAAAGTCATTTAATAAATTAGAAGATGATATTGAGGATATTGGAGCACAATTAGTTAAACAGGTGTCTATTAAATCAGCTAATGAAGCAGGAGATGGTACAACAACATCAACTATAATTGCTTCAACAATGGTAAAAGCTGGCTTAAAAGAAATTAGACAGGGGAATAATGCAGTTGAAGTTAAAAATGAAATTGATAATTTAATTCAAGAAGTAATTCAAGAAGTTAAGAAAGTTTCGATTGATATTTCTACAGAAGATCAAATTAAACAAGTTGCAACAATCTCTGGAAATAATGATGAAGAAGTGGGTTACCTAATCTCAGAAGCAATACAAAAAGTTGGAAGAGATGGCGTAGTTACTATTGAAGAATCTAAAAGTGGTGAAACTAGTTTAGAAGTAGTTGAAGGTATGCAATTTAGTAGAGGTTATAAATCCCCGTACTTTGTTACGAATAATACTACTATGCAAGCGAACTTAGAAAATCCTTATATATTACTCTATGATGGTAGAATTTCTACTGCACAAGAGCTACTTCCAGTTTTACAGATTGCTAATACTAATAATAGGTCGTTGCTTATTGTAGCAGAAGACTTTGGAGAAGAAGCGTTAGCTACTATGATTGTAAACAAAATGAGAGGAATAGTGCAAGTGTGTGCAGTTAAAGCTCCAGATTTTGGAGAAAGAAAGACTTTAATTTTAGAAGATATTGCAATTTTAACAGGAGCGCAAGTAATCTCAAAAGATAAAGGTCATAAACTAGATAAAATTAATGTTACTCAATTAAGTGCACAATTAGGATCTTGTAAATTAGTTAATGTATCAAAAGAAGAAACAACAATCGTAGACGGAAAAGGAGATGAAGCAGCTATTGAAAGTAGAGCAATTGAAATCAAAGATCAAATTGATAGAGCGACATCATTCTTTGAGAAAGAAAAGTTACAAGAACGTTTAGGCAAAATGGTAGGCGGAGTAGCAATCATTAATGTAGGAGGAAACTCTGATATTGAAATAAAAGAGAAAAAAGATAGATTAGAAGACGCGCTATTTGCCACAAAAGCTGCATTAGCTGATGGTATTGTTCCTGGAGGCGGCAGTGTATTATATAGGCTATCTTTGAATTATGTAAATGAACACACCACTACTTCAACAATCGCAAAAGACATCGTAAGAGAGGCACTTCAGGCACCATTTAAAACGATCCTATCAAACGCAGGTATTGAGGATTGGTGGAATAGAGTACCAGGCGAAGGTGAAGTATATGATGCAAAAAATCATAAAATTGTTAACGCTATAGAAGCTGGTATTATAGATCCAACTAAAGTTGTAATTACTGCACTACGTAATGCAACATCAGTAGCAGGTACAATCCTCACAACAGAATCGGTTGTTTTTTCTGTAGAAGATAAAAATGATAATAATAAAAATCCTATGAATGGAATGATGGGAATATAATTACCACATATTTATTATAGATAGAATTGCTACTCTAACTAGCTATCTATAATAAACTTATTGGTCCATTAAACTTAGGAAGGTTAGAGCTCCTTTGTTTTTTGGACCATTTTTATTTTTATGGACTATAAAAAGATATATAATGAAATTTGTCAAAGAGCAAAAAATGAATTAGAAATAAGAAAAACTAATTCGAAATTATGGAAAAAAACTAACGGAGATTTAGGTGTATACTATGAGGGACATCATATAACTCCTAAGTGTATGGGAGGAAAAGGTCATGCTTATGACTTAAATCACCCAAATATAGTTCCTTTAACCGCTAGAGAACATTTTTTAGCTCATAGAATATTAGCGAACTTATATTCAAATAATATTAAACTAACAAGATCTTTTTGGGGAATGTGTAATCAAGATAGATATGGAAATAGATACATTCCCAATTCTAAAGAATATGAAGAGGCTAGAATACTGTTTTCTAAAAGTATATCTGGTGATAATCACTTTAATAAAAAACCTGAGAATAGAATAAAATTAATATGGACCAAAGAAAGACGAGATAAAGACTGGAGCGGGTGGAAAATGAATGATGAGGGACGTAAAAAAATTAAAGAATCATATACACCAGAAAGAAAAGATAAATACAAAGAGATGTTTAGTGGAAAAAATAACGGTATGAGTAAACCTGAAAACGCCATTAAATCCAGAGGAGGTAATAATGGCATGTCTAAAAAAATTAATCAGTACTCTAAAGATGGAGAGTATATTACTACATATAATGCTATTTCTGAAGCTTTAAAAGTTTATGGATCGATAGCTATCAGCGCTTGTTGTAGAGGAAAAGTAAAAATAGCTGGTGGTTATATATGGAAATATGTGTAATTATTTATACAATAAAGAATCTTCTTTCAAGAGCTTTTTTGCATATTTATATAAAACAATAATATAATGAACCATTTTGACTATAATAAATACTTACAAAATAATCCTCTTTTGAAAGAGGCAGATTCGTTAAGTGAAGTATCGACAAAGAGCGTACAAGCATCAGCTAGAAAATTTGTAGATGCGATGAAAGCCTACGATCCTCAAGAGTCTCAGATACAGAAGTTCCAAGGAAGTCGCTATTTTGTAGTAGCCGTGCCAGAGAAAAATTTTGATAAAGCGCAAGAAGCTGCAGCCGCTTATAAGAAAGAAAACTCAGATGAGCTTAAAGCTATCAAGGCTTCTGTAAGAGTAACCCAATCTGCCGAAGGAAGGAAAACTCTTTGGCCAGCTGACAATAAAAAGTTTTTTGATATAAAGTGATAAAAATATAATAAAATCTAATAAAAGCACCTTCGGTGCTTTTTTTATGACCCTAGATATATAGTTCTTAAATTCAATTATTTTTATTACATTTATAAAAAAATAGCCCATGTTCTTAAATAAGTGCACTACAAAAGACAGTCTAGACCAATCAAATGGTAGAGATCTCGAGTACTATCTAAACATCACCAAAGATTATAATCATGATTACACTTTCGTAACAAAGCAAATAGACGGATTTAATGTCATAGATGATGGTGAATTTCAATATGGTACTAAAACAAAGATGGCAGATTTCTTTATATCTCAAGTAAAAGAGGATGCACTAGTTTATGTAGCGCCAAGAACTGGTTATGCGCCTTATTCTCTATGCTATCTAGCTAAGAAGTATAATAAAAAACTATACTTAGTAATGCCTGCGTCAGAGAAAGCATCAGAACATCAATTAACAGCTATAGAGGAAGGAGGCATACCGTTATTTGTAAGAATTCCAGCAATGCCAACAGCAAATATATGGGCAAAGAAGTTCGCTGAAAAAATGGGAGCAAAATATCTTCCATTTGGACTTAAGCATGAGATGGTTGTTGCAGGTGGCGTTAGAGTATTTTACGATAATTTTAAAGATACAAATATAGAAACATTGTGGAGTGTATTTTCTACAGGCGTACTATCAAGAACTTTACAGATAGCTTTACCAAAAACCCAATTCAACGCAGTCGCTGTTGCTAGAAATATCCAAGAAGGAGAACTTGGTCGTGCTAACTTCTACAGTTACGATAAAGCTTTTACCAAAAATTCAAGAGTTGTCCCACCATTTGATTGTGTATTAACTTATGACGCAAAGGGATGGGAAGTATTAAAACAACATGGGAATCAAGGCGATTATTTCTGGAATGTAGCGCCAGCGATGAGGAAGCCAAATTTAAAACCAAGCGATATTGATTCGAATCGGGTATGGGGAGACTTTAGCGATTTTAAAAAGTACTGCGATTATTGATTTATTTAATAAAAATAAAATTATTATATTATAGTTATGAAAGAAAAAAGTATATTAGAACAAGCACACGAAATCGTCTTTGAGCGAGGCGAAGAAAAAGAACGTATGTATGGACCCTTTGAAGAAGGCATGGAACAAACTGCCAGAATCGCTTCAGAGATGTCAAGAAAAGAATTTACAGCGTTTGATGTTTATAATGTATTAATTGCATTAAAACTATCTAGAGCATCTTGGAATTATAAAGAAGACAACTATCTAGATTGTGTTGCATATATGGCATCATTAGATAGTTATTTAAAAAATAAAAAGAAATAAGTTATGATTACATACATACTCACTTTTATAATGGTCATAATTATGATGGCTATAGCTGATATTTGCTGGACACTTTACTTCATAAAAATAGAAGAAAGAAAAAGTATACAAGCTGGTATATGGGGATCTATGATATACCTTTTTAGTGCTATTACAGTGACTAAATATATGGAGAATCAATCTTACATAATAGCTGCGATAATCGGTGCATTTCTTGGCACATATTTAACAGTTGAATGGAAAATAAAAAAGGACAAAAAAAGAAAAACAAATAAACAATGAAAATTAAAAAAATCAGAGAAGTAAAGACACCTTCCAGAGGCACACCCGACAGCGCTGGCATAGACTTTTATTTGCCTAAAGATTATATTCAAGAACCAAAAACACTGCAGCCAGGTGAGTCTGTGTTGATCCCAAGCGGTATCAAAGCTGATGTTCCTAATGGATATGGGCTAGTCGCTATGAATAAAAGCGGAGTTTCAACAAAACAAGGCCTCATATATGGTGCTCAGCTTGTAGACCCAGATTATACTGGAGAGATTCATATACATGTGTTCAATGTATCTAATCAACCACAAACTATCCAACCAGAACAAAAAATCATGCAATTCGTATTGATTCCAATTAACTTCGAAAACATAGAATTAGTAGATGAATTACCAGAAAAAAATACAGAAAGAGGCTCCGGAGGATTTGGAAGTACAGGAGTCTTCTAAACAAAGAAGACTTGACATGGTATATATGACTATGGCCATTGCAGTATCTTCATTATCGCATTGTAAAAGAAGTAAAGTAGGCGCAGTGATAGAGAAAGATGGTAATGTTATTAGTATAGGTTACAATGGTACTCCATCTGGAATGGATAATTGTTGCGAAGAGTTACATGAAACTGGAATGAGCACAATTACTAAAAGTATAGTACTCCATGCTGAAATGAATGCGGTGATAAAAGCTGCAAAGACAGGAAATGCTGTGCAAAATTCAACATTATATGTAACATTATCTCCATGCATTGAATGCTCGAAATATATATTACAATCAGGAATAAAAAGAGTTGTATATTTAGATCAATATAGAGATACATCAGGAATAGATTTATTAAAAAAATTCATAAAAATTGAACAATATGTTATTTGAAAATGCAAATCATGCTTTCCAAGCTTTTTACGAGTATATAGAAGATCGCTATGATAAGCCAAACTTTGCTGGTACTAAAGCACTATTTAATATAAGCTTTGGAGTTGAGAATGTATTAGAGCGAGTTATAACAAATCCAAAAAGGAACTTTAAACAAGAGTATGCAGATTATGAGTGGGAATGGTATCTTAAAGGTGATAGAGATGCTAGCGAAATAGCTGAACGTGCAAAGATATGGAAAAATATGATGGTAGATGGTACTACAGAAGTAAATAGTAATTATGGATATTTTTGGAATAAAAATAATCAACTAGAGCGTGTTATAGATCTTCTTAAAAAAGATCCAAATACTAGACGCGCAGTAGTTGTCCATTATGATTTAGATGAACTAGATAGATACCAATATGATACGCCATGTAATATGGTTCTTAATTTCTATGTTAAAGATAATAAATTAGAATTAAGCGTATTTGCTAGAAGTATAGATCTTTGGTTTGGATTTTGTAATGACTTCTATACGTTTTCAAAGCTTATGGAATTAGTATCAGAAAAGACTGGTTATGAAGTAGGAGATATGAATTGGTTAATAACTAATTTACATATATACGAAAGACATTTTAATAAAGGCATCAAATGGAATGATAAATGAGTTTACCAAAACTATCGAGAGAGTTTTTAGAAGAGCAGTTATCAAAGCTTACACCTGTTTCATATAACCAATACTATTGGCATAGAAGATATAAGTCTAGAGAAGTGCTAAGTAATAAGTACCCATTATATGAAAGAATTGCCCGCGGTGATTTTGATGTATCAGACTACTATTATCAAGCCGAGTATGAATATTACTTAATGCAAGATAAATTAAAACTCTGTAAAAATGCTGATCAAGAACACGAAGTTCGATGTCTATTTATGGAAAGACGAAGAAAGCTTATAGAAGATTTTGAAAAAGAGGAAACAACCACTCTAAAAAAATTAAAAAGCGAGTTCTGTAAGATTTTTAAAATAAATGTAACAGCACTAGAAACTATAATGAATGAATTCGATGGAAATTTAGTAGATTTATATAACCATATTAAAAAATTAAATAATGGATAATATCATTAAAATAGGACAAATAGTTAAGTGTATTAGAGGTGCAATTGGTCTACTCGAAAATGGTAAAGAATACACTATTTATGGTGTAACAAATAGCGGAAATTATCTATTAATGGAAGTGGATCCTCCTGCACCTTGTAATTGTTTTGATTCAAGTAGATTTGAATTAACAGATAGATTTCATATATTTGATTTCCCAGAAAGTGATTACTTTTTTTCTGAACACATAGAACAACAATAATAAAATAAATAAAATGCAACAACCAAAACTAAATATCTCATTCGATAAAACAACTGGAGTAATTTGTGAAAAATGTGGATGCTCTGTATTTACAGAAGTACTAATGATTAGAAAAGCATCTAAGTTCATTACTGGTACTCCACAAGATGCTTTAATACCAATTCCAGTATTTGCATGTGCAAAGTGTAAACACATCAACGAGGATATGTTACCTCAAGAATTAAAAAAACAAGACTAATTATGGGAGATTTTAGAAAAGAAACTAGATCAATAACTTTCTCAAGCGAGAATAGTAGGACTATACTAAAAACAGATTCAGTAGTAGATTCAGTAATTGATTCTTTTGTTGATAGAGCGTCATTTGGCAAACAGAAGTATGGAACTAATATGGATAGGGAAGACTTATCTCTTGATGAATGGTTAGAGCATGCTATTCAAGAAAGTATGGATCACATATTATATCTTAAAAAAATACAACAAATAGTTCGTGGAAAAAAGTAAAATAGAAATTAATTACGCATATCAAAAGAGTGTATCTTACAGTCAATTTTCTATGTATAGTAGCTGTCCTCACTCATGGTACTTAGCGTATGTAAAGAAGAAAAAGGTATTCAAACCAGGAATACACCTTTTATACGGTACTTCTTTACACGAAACTTTACAACATTATTTAAGTGTAATGTATAATGAATCAATAGTTGCGGCTGATAAAATAAATCTATCTGAATATCTTGAGAATCGAATGGTAGATAACTACAAAAAAGATTTAGAAAGTAATAATAATGAGCATTACACAACTAGAGAAGAACTTAAAGAATTTACATTAGATGGAATAGCCTCTATAGAGTGGTTTAAAAAGAATAGATCTAAATATTTTTCAAAGAAAGATACAGAATTAGTTGGTATAGAAATCCCAGTACTACAACAAGTAACTGATTACAGTCCTAATGTATTAATACAAGGTTATATAGATTTTATCTTATATCATAAAAATACTGATACATACACAATATATGATATAAAAACATCAACACGCGGTTGGGGAGAAAAAGAAAAAAAGGACAAAGTTAAATTAACACAAATTCTATTATATAAACACTTCTATTCAAAAGCATTAAATATACCTGAAGATAAAATAGATGTTAAATTCTTTATTGTTAAAAGAAAGATCTATGAAAATTCTGAATTCCCAATCTCAAGAATTCAAGAGTATGTTCCTGCTAATAAAAAGAAAAAGGTTAAAGAGGCTTATGAAGGTTTTGAGAACTTTATAAAAGAGTGTTTTACTCCAGAAGCTAAGTATAATACAGAAAGAGTATACGAAAAAAATACTTCGTCTTGCAAGTATTGTCCATATAATGCAAGTCCAGATCTTTGTGATAAAAATAAATAATGTGTATTTCCATATTTATGTATATTTATAATAAAAGATATGGAAAAAAAATTTTCTACCACAACAGTAAAGATGCCTGATAAAATATATCAAGACTTTAAAATTATGAGTATAAGAACATCAATTAATTTTCAAGATTTAGTTCATAGATCAATGTTCTTATATATGACAGATGCAGATTATAGATACAAAATACATCAAACATATAATACTCACTATACAGGAAGTGAGATCCTAAACGCAATCGGAAAATAAAAGTATATGCAAAGTTTACCAGAAGGTTATATTGAAAAATCAAAAAGAAAGAAGATCTTACTAATGAGTGACGATCTTCGAATGACAAGTGGTATCGCTACAATGTCAAGAGAAATAGTTATAGGCACTTCTCACAGATTCAATTGGGTTAATTTAGGAGCTGCTATCAATCATCCAGATTACGGCAAAAGGTTTGATCTATCAGAAGATACGAATAAGACCATGAATATCCCAGACTCTTCTGTGACGCTTTATCCATGCAATGGATATGGAACACCAGAGATTGTTAGACAGATACTAGAAATTGAAAAACCCGATGCGATCATGTTATTTACTGATCCTAGATATTGGGTGTGGTTATTTCAAATGGAAAATGAAATTAGAAAAAAAATACCTATACTATACTTATCAATCTGGGATGACTATCCTGCTCCTTTATATAATAAGCCATATTATGAATCATGTGACTTATTAATGTCAATATCTAAACAAACTAAAAATATCCACGAATTAGTTTTAGGAGAAAAAGCAAAAGACAAAGTTATTACTTACGTTCCTCATGGTATCAATGATAGACTATTCTACCCCATAAATGAATTTATGAAAGAGGAGTATGAAGGTTTACAATCATATAAAAAGAACTTATTCGGTGAAGATCAACCAGAGTTTGTAGTTTTCTATAATGCTAGAAATATTCGTAGAAAGTGTACTTCTGATCTTATCGCAGCATATGCACTATTCTGTGATAGCATAGGAAAAGAGAAAGCTAAGAAGTGTACATTATTATTGCATACGCAAGCTATGGATGAGAATGGAACTAATCTTAATGCAGTAGTTGAATTATTATGTGATCCTGAATATCAAAAAGTAAAATTTGAACAAGGCGCGGTACCTACTAATATATTAAATTACATGTATAATATCGCAGACGTTACTGCGTTAATATCATCTAATGAAGGTTGGGGATTATCATTAACAGAATCTATGATGGCTGGCACTATGATCATTGCTAATGTTACAGGCGGTATGCAAGATCAACTTAGATTTGAAGATGAAAAAGGAAATTGGGTAGATTTTACAAAAGATTTCCCTTCTAATCATTTTGGTAAATATAGACAACATGGAGTATGGGCAATGCCAGTATTTCCTACTAATATGTCAATAGTTGGTTCTATACCTACGCCATACATATTCGATGATAGATGCGATTTTAGAGATGTGGCTAATGCTATAGAGAATGTATATAACCTAACTCCAGAAGATAGAATACATAGAGGCATGAAAGGAAGAGACTGGGCAACATCAGATGAGTCTATGATGAGTAGTACAAATATGAGTAAAAATGTCATATCATCTATAGAAAAAACTTTTAGTGAATGGAAGCCAAAAGAGGACTTCGAATTCATAAAAATAGAAAAATTACCAAGAAAAAAAATAACACACAAATTAGTATATTAATATGAAACCGTTATGCGTAATTAGTTGTCCTATCGATACCAATAGTGGATATGGATCAAGAGCTAGAGATTTTGTAAAGGCTCTATATGAACTTAAAAAAGATGATTGGGATGTAAAAATACTTTCTCAAAGATGGGGAGCTACAAGTTGGGGATATATAGAAAATCATGCAAAAGAATGGGGATTTTTAAAAGATCTTATTTTACCAAATAATCAACTAACAGTACAACCAGATTATTGGTTTCAAATCACAGTACCTAATGAATTCCAACCAATTGGAAAGTTAATGAATGTTGGTGTAACTGCGGGTATTGAGACTACTATAGCACATTCAACTTGGATAGACGGAGTTAATAGAATGAATTTAACTTTAGTATCTTCAGAGCATGCAAAGAATGTATTTAATAGTTCTCAATTCCAAGAAAAAGATAATCACGGTAATGTTAGAAGAGAGATTAAACTTGAAAAACCTATAGAAGTTCTTTTTGAAGGTGTAGATCTTAATAAGTATTTCCATATACCAGAAAAAGAATTAACAAATACCAAATTAGTTAAAACAATAAGTCAAGTTAAAGAAGATTTTTGTTATTTATTTGTTGGTCATTGGTTGCAAGGAGATTTTGGAGAAGATAGAAAGAATGTATCTGGAACTATAAAAATATTTTTAGAGACTTTTAAAAATAAAAAAAATAAGCCTGCTTTAATATTAAAAACTACAAAAGTAGCTAATAGCATCATAGACAGAGAGGACCTCTTAGAAATGATAGATAAAATAAGAAATACTGTCAACTCTAAAGATTTACCAAATATCTATCTATTACATGGTGAAATATCTGAAGAAGAGATTAACAATCTATATAACCACCCAAAAGTAAAATCAATGATATACTTTGGTCATGGTGAAGGTTATGGCCGACCTCTATTAGAATTCTCAGTATGTAAAAAACCTATCATAGCATCAAATTGGTCAGGACATATAGATTTCTTAAATGAAGAGTTTTGCGTAATGTTACCAGGGGAATTACAAAATATCCATAGATCAGCAGTCGCAGAAAATATGTTAATTCCAGAATCGCAATGGTTTAAAGTTAATACCAAAGCTGCACAAACGGCCTTAGAACAAGTTTATAACAACTATGATAAGTATAAGTCTGATTTAGCAAATAGACAAGCCTATTATGCAAAGACAAACTTTTCAATGGAAAAAATGAAAGATAAACTTTCAGAGTATTTATCGACTTTTCCAAAACCTGTTCAATTACAGTTACCTAAATTGAAAAAAATAGAATTACCAAAACTTACAAAAGTAGAATAACATGACACACGAACAATTTGTATATTGGCTAAAAGGTTATCTAGCAGCACAAACAGATAGCCAAATGAAAATAGATATTGAAAAGGCAATAAAAGAAGTAGACAAGGTAGACAGTACTTGTGCACCATCTCCTATAGGAGTTAATCCATGGACTAGTCCATATTCTCCGACTGTCCCACCTGGACAGCCTTTTTGGTACACTACTACAGATTCAAATGGAACTACTACTACTACTACAAAGGAGGTGTTACATGGATAAAGTAAAAGACAACCTAATAGATTGTCCTCTATGCGGAGAAAAAGGTGCTTGCTACTCTATAGCTATGAATGAATTTCACAATGCATATATGTGTTTAGGTTGTGGACATCAATCAAACGATTTAGCAAGAGAAGGGGAATTTGATTTTGAAACATTCGAAGCAGAGATGCCAGAACTATATAAAGATCTTAAGAAAATAGATTCTGAAGGAAGAGTGTGGTACCCGACCGTAGTTAATATACTAGATAGAGGCACTATTTTTATGAATGGAACTTGTAAAGAAGATGCTCAATGGTGTGCAATTAAAAATATACCATTAACAAAACAAGAAAAGAAGAAACCAGTATTTAAAAACAAATCTCATAAATCAGATCCAAGTAGTATGCAATATTTTGGAACAGATTATGTAAGCGCATTAGAATATTTAGATTTAATATAAATCATCAAAATGATAACTATATCTTACGCTATAACTTGCTGTAACGAATACAAAGAATTCAAAAGACTTATTAAACAGTTGTTACCTTGTATAAAAGAAAATGATGAGATTGTAATTCAACAAGATGAATGTACAGATAGCGATGCATTATCGATAAAGAAGTATATTGAACAGCTTATTGATTCTGATAGTAGAGTAAGATATATAACATATAAGCTAAATAAAAATTTCGCAGACTTTAAAAATAATTTAAAAAGTAATTGTAAAAAAGATTATATTTACTTCATAGATGCTGACGAAACTTTATCTGAGAATATGTTGTACTATCTACATCAAGTATTAGATAGCAATCCAGTTGATCTATTCATGGTACCAAGAGCAAATACGGTTAAAGGACTAACACAAGAGCATATAAAAGTATGGAATTGGAGAGTCGATCCTGATGGACTAATTAACTGGCCAGATTATCAAAGTAGGATAGTTAGAAATAAAGTTAATATAAAATGGGAAGGAAAAGTGCATGAACGAATAGTCGGTTATTCTCATATAGCAGAGTTTCCTACAGATAGTTTAGATTGGTGTTTACATCATAATAAAGACATAGCTAAACAAGAGCAACAAAATAATTTTTACAGTAAAATATAAAGCATGAAACAAAATACTTATCAGGATTACGAAAATGTATATCCAAATTCAGAAGAAAATGATTGTTTATTTAATTGGATATTTCATTATAATCCAATAAGTAAAGTTTGGAATGCTATTCCAAGAGATAAATACAATGATTATTGGAATAATATAAATTGCGATGATGTTATAAAGAGTACACAAATTAGCACTCTTGTGGATTTGATAATTAAGATGAATAACTCTAATTTAGATCTAAATAGTTTATAAATAAAAAATGGTTACGGAAAAAGAAATAGTATCACTAGTTGATCAATATATAAAAGATAAACACAGCAAAAAATCATGGAAAGCTGGAGAAGATTGGGTTCAATATGCAGGTCCATATTTTGATTCAGCAGAGTATATAGTAGCTGTTAAAACTCTATTAAGCGAGTGGCTAGTATTAGGTGCTGAAGCTACAAAGTTTGAAAGAAAATTTCCTAAAAAACTTGGTAAAAATTTTGGTTTACTAACAAATAGTGGATCTAGCGCAAATCTATTGATGATGTTAGCAATGACTTCAAAAAGATATGCTAATTTACCTAAAGGCACCAAAGTAATTACGCCTATAGCTGGATTTCCAACAACTATAAATCCAATATTGCAAGTAGGATTTAAGCCAATATTTGTAGACATAGAATTAGATACACTTAATTTAGATTTAGATCAAGTAGAGCAAGCATGCATAGAAAATCCAGATGTAAAAATAATAACTTTTGCGCATGTTCTTGGTAATCCTCCGAATATGAAAAGGTTAATGGAGATTGTAGAAAAATACAAATTAGTATTACTTGAAGATTGTTGTGATGCACTTGGTTCAACTTATGAAGGGAAACCTTTAGGATCTTTCGGTAAAATGGCAAGTTGTTCTTTCTATCCAGCGCATCATATAACTATGGGAGAAGGCGGATTTGTAGCAGTAGACGATCCTATACTAGAAAGAGTTATAAGAAGTTTTAGAGAATGGGGAAGAGGTTGTTTTTGTATTGGTAAACAGAATCTATTAGAAAATGGAGCATGTGGTTGCAGATTTAATAATTGGGTGCCAAGTATACCAGACGAATTATTTGATCATAAGTATGTATATGAAGAAATAGGATATAATCTAAAACCCATAGAATTACAGGCCTCTATTGGATTAGTGCAAATGGAAAAATTAGAGGAAATAGGTATAAAAAGAAGAAATAACTATAAAAACCTATATAATGTTTTTTCTAAATATAATGAATATTTCCACTTACATGAAGCTCAATTAGGCGCAGATGTAGATTGGTTTGCTTTTCCAATTACTATAAAAGATGGTGCTCCATTTAAAAGATCAGATATTTGTAAATTTTTTGAATCTAATAAAATACAAACAAGACCGTATTTTGCTGGAAATATAATGTTGCAACCAGCGTATGCGGGTTTGATGGATCCAAAAGAAGTAATAGAAAAATATCCAATCGCAAGAAAGGTTACAACCGATACATTCTTTCTAGGCACATCTCCAGTAATAGATAAAGAAAAGATTGATTATATAGAAGTTGTATTAAACAAATTTATTGATGGAAAAACAAAATAGGTTTGTAATAATTACGCCTTCATATAATAACGAAGATTGGGTAGAATATAATTTAGCCAGTATAATAAATCAAACATATGACAATTTTAAAGTGTTATATATAGATGATGCGTCGATTGATGGCACGTATGAAAAAGTAAAATCAATAATAGAGCATGATAGTCGATTTACGTTAATAAGAAATGATGAAAATAAAGGAGCAGCTTATAATTATGTTGAATATATAGATTTTGCGTCTGATAGCGATGATGATATATTAGTGCATTTAGATGGTGACGATTGGTTTTTTGATGAGAACACTCTTTCGAACTTAAATAAACTATATAATGACTATGATTATTGGATGACTTATGGTAGATTCGTATGTTATGATGGATCTGATAGACTTATAGAATCTACAGTATATGGTGTACCTCATGAAAATTTTGTACATGATCATAAACTCTATAGGAGAGATATGTTTAAAGCGAGTCATCTAAGAACATACCGTAAATTTTTATTTAAAAGTATAAATAAGATAGATTTAAAATCGCTTATTACAGGCGATTATTATTGGCATGCTATAGATGTCGCTTGGGGTTGTATCTATCAAGAGATGTGTCCAAAAAATAAAATAGGCGTACCTGATTTCTTCACATGCGTTTATAATATGACACCAAAAAACCAAGTAAGATCTCAAGAAAGACAATCAATAGAGAATCATAAGTTTGAAGTTGAAATTAGAAATAGAAAAAAATATAAAGAAGGACTATCAGGAGATAAACTTCCATTAGTAAATGTATTTGGAGAATATAGAGAAAGAAATACGATTCCAACATTATTTTCTTATGTGTACAATCAATTAAATGGAGAATTTGATGTTACCTTAATTCAAGATACAGAAATAATCAAGTATATTAATGGAGAAATTCCTATTAAACGAGGAAAAATAGTTGCAGATATACACGAACCTAGGCACTTATTAGAACATAATAGCGTATATGAAATTGTATTTAAAAATTATGAAAAATTTGATCGTATACTAACCTATGATCCTCAATTACTAGAGTTACCTAATGCTGTTTTTAGAAATGGAGGATATGAGGTTGTCTTAAATAAGAATGTGCACTCCTTAGAATATCCAGTTTTATCAGATGAAGGTTTATATAATATTTACGAAAAAACAAAATTAGTATCTTTTATAACTTCTAATAAAACTATTACTGATGGCCATAGATTTAGAGTTGCGTGTGTTAATTCTTTAAAAGAACTAGGTTCTACAATAGATATTAGAGGCGTTGGGTATCATGAAGTAACAGGAAAAATAGAAGCATTAAAAGATTATAGTTTTTCAATTGCAATTGAGAATGGCATTTCAGATAATTATTTTACAGAAAAAATATTAGATTGCTTTTTAACTGGAACTATCCCAATATATAGAGGTTGCACAAATATTGGTAATTTTTTTAATACAAACGGTATTATTACATTTAATACAATAGATGAATTAATTAACATAGTTAATAATCTAAATGAAGAAACCTATGAAAGTATGTTAATATATGTTAAACATAATTTTGAAGTAGCCTTAAAGTATGCTTATAATAACGATAAACTATATAACATATATTTAAAAGATTTAATATGAATAAAGTTGTAGTAACTGGAGCTGATCAATCAATGTGGAATGTTTTAGATTTAACATTAAATTCAAAATTAAAATATTGTAAACAACATAGTTATGACTTAATTATAAAACGACATTTTAATGAAATAGAACAATGTGGATTTACTAAAAAAAATATAGGCACATCTTATATAGGATTTGTTAGAGCTTGGGAGTGTTTTACATTATTACAACAATATGATGTTGTTATGTGGTTAGATGGAGATTCAATAATAACAAATCCAAATATTACTATAGATGATATGATAGATAGTAAGCATACTTTTTATAGTTCATATGATTGGTTATGCTATGAAGGAGGTCCAGCTGGAAAAAATGGATTTAGCACAGGGAATTTTATTATTCGTCGTACAGAAGATGTAAATGATTTATTCAATAAATTTTATGAAACTAGTCAATATTATTTACATAATATTATGGCTGAACAAATTACACTAAATATAATACATCAACATAACGATATAGTAAATTGTTTTAAAATTTTAGAGCATAAATACTTAAATAGCGTTCCTCTTTGTTTAACAAAAACTAAAACGTGGTTAAATGATCCAGTTCGAACTGGACCTAATGCACAAAATTTAATAATAAATGAATGGACTAAAGAAAGTTTTATTGCTCATTTAACTGGAATTACTAATTATGAAAGAGAAGAGGTATTAAAAACCCATTTTAATCAATACATATAAATTAATATTTTATAAAATGATAAAAGTAGTATATATTACTGGATGTTTGGGATTTATAGGATCTTACATAACTAGAATATGTTTAGAAAAAGGTTGGTATGTGAAAGGCGTAGATAAAATAACATATGCGGCTAATAAATATCTATTAGAGGAGTTTAAAAAATATAAAAACTTTTCTTTTGTACACTGTGATATTAATGATCTTACGTTTTTATATGATTGTGATTATGTTATTAATACAGCAGCAGAAACTCATGTTGGAAATAGTATTGTAAGTAGTACTGAGTTTGTAAAATCTAATATAGATGGTGTACATAATCTTTTAGAGCTAATAAAGAATTATAGAGCTGAGAATTCAAAAAAACCAACATTGATACATTTTAGTACAGATGAAGTTTATGGAGATATAGGATTAGGAGAGCATATAGAAATAGATATGCTTAAGCCATCAAATCCATATTCAGCTACAAAAGCAGCTGCAGATATGCTAATAATGGCTTGGGGTAGAACACATAATATACCGTATATAATACTAAGACCTACAAATAATTATGGAATAGGGCAATATGTTGAAAAATTAATACCTAAAGCTGTTAAATTTTTGAATTTAGGGAGAAGAATACCTTTACATAATAATGGAGAACCTTATAGAACTTGGCTACACGCAGAAGATACAGCTCACGCAGTTATAACAATTATTGATAAGGGAACTATTGGAGAAATTTATAATATATCTGGAGGATTTGAGCAACAAAACATAGACACTATTAAGCAAGTAATTGAATTTTACGGAATACCAGAGCATGAGTCATATTTAAACTACATAGACTTTTCATATAGTAGACCAGGTCAAGATATACGATATGCATTAAATGATAATAAGCTTAGATCTTTAGGATGGACACCAAAAAAGAAATTTAACATTGAAATAAAAAATATAGTAAATTACTACAATAACAAATTTATATGGTAACAATAGAACAATTAATTGAATTTGAAAATGAAATAGCTAGTCTATTTAATAATAAAAAAATAAAAGCTCCAATACATTTATATAGTGGAAATGAGGAAAAGATAGTTAGCGTATTTAATAGTGTAGATATTACTAATGATTGGGTATGTTGTACTTGGAGAAATCACTATCAAGCTTTATTAAAAGGTATACCTGCAGATCTTCTAAAGAATGAAATCATTAAGGGCAAATCCATGATTCAAACACTCCCAGAATATAAATTTATATGTAGCTCTATTGTAGGAGGAATTCCATCAATAGCTACTGGAATAGCTTTGGGAAATAAATTAAGAGGCAGTACCGGCCATGTTTGGTGTTGGATAGGTGATATGTCTGCTGAGACAGGTAATTTTCATGAAGCATATAAATATTCTAGAAACTACAATCTACCAATAACGTTCGTAGTAGAATCAAATAAATTATCTGTATTAACTCCAACTGATGATGTATGGAAAAGATCTACACCCTATTTTATAGATGATAAAGATCGATTTATAAATGATATAAAAAATAATTGCATATATAAACAATCAAATTTAGTTTATTATGAATATGAAAATAAAAAATATCCGCATGCTGGAGCTGGTCAACGAGTTCAATTTTAAATTATACAAATTATGAAATATTTTGAAGAGTTAAAAAAAGCGATGACTATGTTATCGTTAAATGATAAGGTTGTATTCATAGGACAAGCAGTTGAATATGCTGGAACCGGATTATATGATACATTAGAACATATTAGTCCTAATAAAAAAATGGAATTTCCAGTAGCTGAGTATTTACAATGCGGTGTAGTAAACGGATTAGCTTTAAATGGATATATACCAGTTTCTATAATACCTAGATGGAATTTTTTATTAATGGGTACAGATCAAATAATCAATCATTTAGATAAATTTTCACTAATGTCAGATGGTAGATGCACTCCAAAAGCAATTATAAGAGTAGCAGTAGGTAGTGAAAGACCAGTAGATCCACAAGATCAACATAAGGGTAATTTTTCTGATGCGTTTAGATCTATGTGTAAAACAATACAAGTTATTGAATTACATGAACCAAAAGATATTGTTCCAAGTTACGAATATGCTTTAAATAGAACAGATGGAAAAAGTACTATTATTGTTGAGTTCGGTGATTATTCAAAAGAAAAATAAATGCGAATACTAATAACCGGATCAAGAGGTTATATAGGCTATAGCTTATATTTAGCGTTAAAAGACAAATATGAAATAGTGGCTCATACACGAGATCTATTTGATCTAACATCGTCTAAATCAACATTAGATTATTTTAAAGGCCAATATTTTGATATTATATTACATTGTGCAATAGTTGGTGGAAGTAGACTTAAGAAAGATGATTGGAATGTAGTTGATGATAATTTAACAATGTACTATAATCTATTACAATGTAAAGAAAATTATGGAATGTTTATTAATCTTGCATCAGGCGCAGAAATCAATAGTCCAGAATCTCCATATGGTATAAGTAAAAGAATAATAGCTAATTCTATTTTGCAAAAAGATGGTTTTTATAATATAAGAATATTCGGTGTATTTAATGAGTATGAGTTAGATACAAGATTTATAAGAGCAAATTTACTAAGATACATTGGTAAACAATCTATGAATATTCAAAATAAAAAAATGACTTTTTTCTATATGAAAGACTTAATTAAAGTCATTGAATATTATATAGAAAATGACCAAAGTTTATTACTTAAGGATGTTGATTGTGCTTATTCAAGATCTATTAGTCTATTAGAGATAGCAAATTTAATAAATAATTTAAGTGATTATAAAGTACATATAAATGTTGAAAATGCTAAAATAGATGACTATATATCAAATAAACTTATACCTTACAATATAGATTATATAGGATTAGAACAAGGTATATTAGAGGTATATAAAAAAATGACATTATGAAGATATTAATTGGTTGCTTAAATGTAAATGGTTTAGGAGGAAGTGAATTATATCACTATGAATTAGTTAGAGAATTAAATTATTTAGGCCATGAAGTTACGTTATTTACTTTACGTAATATTGATAATGCAGATCAAACTAGATTAAAGTTAAGTGGTATTAAACAATTGGATTTAACAAATATAGATACTAATGAAAAATATGATATTATTGTGGCAAGTCAACCACAAGTTAATTCATATATGCTTAGTAATTTTAAAAATACACCACTCGTAAGTATAATACATTCAGAAATAAGATCAGAAGATCCAATTATCGACTCTAATATTTTTCACTATATCGCTATAAGAGAGCCTATAAAGAAAATGCTAATAGATCAATATAATATACCTGAGAGTAAAGTATCTTTGATATATAATCCAATAGATCAAAGCAGATTTAATTTAGAATATATAAATAAACTAGATAGATATTCTGGAATATTTGTAGGAGAAGTATTAGATCCTATTCGATTTAGTGCAATATCTCACTTAGCTAATGAATGTATTAAAAATGATTGGGATTTATATATAATGAGTGAAAGTAGATTTCAATTTAATCATCCTAATATAAAGTATCTAGATAAGCGATGGAATACTGAAACTATTGTTAAGCAGATGCACTTTACAGGCGGTATTCTACTAGGTCGTACGACTCTTGAAGGATGGTGTTGTGGAATTCCAGGTTATATGTATATAATAGACATTCATGGAAATATTCTTAATATAGAAGTAGATCAACCTGCGAATATTATAGAGCTATGCGACAGTAAGAAGATTGCTATTTCACATATTGAATTATATAATAAATTATTAACAAGTATTAAGAATGAAAAATAATATTTCATTATTAGTTGGATTAAAAAATAATCTAGACTATACTAAACATTTTTATAAAACAACAAGAGCACTTTATCCAAAGATTGAGATTTGTTTTGTTAGTTATGCATCAACTGATGGTACACATGAGTGGTTAGATTCACTAAATGACGCTTATTTAAAATATTATTATTCTAAAGAGTATGGAACATTTTCAGATACATTTAATAAAGCTGCAGAGATTTCAACAAAAGAGTATGTTGTTTATTTACATAATGATATAGTATTAGCTCCTAATTTTATAGAGAATCTAATAAAACACATAAGTGTAAATAAAGTTATATCGTATACAACTGTTGAACCACCGATCTTCTCAGACCATGAAAGACCTGGTAAGATTATTAGAGATTTTGGAATTGATCTTGAAACCTTCAATCTTAGTAGTTTTTACGAATTTGCAAAAGAAGCTCAAAAATCATATGAAAATAAATATGAGCAAGGCATAACATTTTTTATGTGTTTATCTAGAAATCTATTACTAAGCATTAAAGGAATGGATAATTTATTTAATCCTATGTTTTGTGAAGATGATGATCTAATAATGAGATTAAAACTTTTAGGATTAGAATGTATAACTATATTAGATGCAATTTGCTATCATTTCGTTAGTAAAACATCTAGATTTTCAGAAGAATATATTAATACTACAAAGCTAATAGAAGTTAAATCAAATCGTAATTATATTAGAAAATGGGGAAATAGATCATCAACAACTAAATATAATATAGCGTTTGTTGTATCTAACTGCACTTTACAAGCTTTACAAATACTTGAACCGTGGTGCGATAGAATATACATAGATGATACAATGCAAGTTATTACTATAGCATACATAGAAAATGAACAAAGCAATACAAAGTTTGATTTAAGTAAAAGAGTGTTATTAAAAGGATTTAATGATCCTATTAGTGAAAATAATATAGTAATTGAATTTGATGCAAATAAACTAACAAATGATAGTTTTAGAATAATACAACAATTAGCTGACATAATCATAGAGTCTGGAGATATTGGAGAATTCGAATTAGATATATTTAAGATAACTATTAAAAGTTTAGACACTTACGAAAAAAATCTAATTAGATTAGACGACGAATATTATACAAGTAAATTCATAAAAATTTAGATATTTATAAGAAAACATAGATGAGCTCATTAAACCCAAAATACCCAATTACAATACTAGGACAAAGCCTAACACTTCAGTTTGAAATCTCTAGTGCTCCAACAAAAAAAGGAATCAACTTACAATTCGTAATGAGTCAACCACCAGAAGATCCAAGAGAAACTCAAGAGTTGGCAAATAAAATAAGTGTAGCTCTTCAAAAAAGATTTGGAGATTCAGGTATTGCCTTAGATTATAATGAAAGAAACCCATACAAAAATGTAATATCTTTTATAGTACCATTAAACTCCATCTCAAAGATATTAATGGACGTTATTAAAGGTAGTAAATAAAATAAAAATCAAAAGTTATGGCAAAAAACAACAGAAAAGTTAGAGCATATATTGAAAACCTAAGCTCATATGATTCAGAAGATTTACTAACTTCAGAATCTTTAAAGACTCTTGTTCTTAAAGAAACCCCAAATGCAATAGAAGAAGCTATCAAGAATAAAAGTAATTATGCTACTTTATTCGAAATAAATAATAGTAGCTACTATATGGACTTACACAAAAAAGATTGGGTATCTGCATTATCATCATGCTTATCTGAGAATGTTGCTAAAGAGGATTACGTAGAGTGTGCAAGAATTAATGCTCTAATCACAAAGATACAATCAAAGCAATCTAAATCACTTAAAAAAATTGATGCAAATGGATGATTATAAGGATTTAAAAATAACAGTAGATAAGATATTAAATACAAATTCTGTAGTTAGAAGAAAGAGAAGATCAGAAGCTGATAAGAAACTTGAGTTGTTTAAACAAGTAATTAATACGTTAGAGGAGATTCAAGCGAGATCTATAATATCACAATATGATTTGAATATAGATCTATCTAACTATGATGATAAGTTTTTAGAAGTTATTGATGCATTACTTTATACTAGTTATGGAAAAGAGTGCTATAATCTAATATCATTTTATCTATACGAAAGAATAAATCCAGAAGATAACACTATCAATCCAATTATAATTGAAATGACAGGAGAAGAGGTGTACTTAAACAATCCTTATGACTTATATAATCTAATGAGAAGAGTCAATCCAAAAATAGATTAGTCTATGGAAGAAAAGAAGTTTGAAAACCAAATAGGGAACTGGGTATATAAAGGAATAGAACTCACAGAAGAGGATATTAGAAAAGCTATGGCAAATAGCACGTCTAATAAAAAAGCGGCTGAATTTCTTGAAGTAAGTTATCCTACATACAAGAAGTATGCTAAGGCGTATAGAGATCCTGAAACGGGTAAAAGCTTATTCGATCTACATATGAATCAAGCTATGAAAGGGGTTATAGGTCGTAGTTGGGTTGGTGGAAAGCAAAGAATAAATTGGGAAAATATACTTCAACCAAATCAAAAATACAGTCCTGAACGTATACAAAAATTAAAGGACAACTTAATAGTACACGAAAAACTAGAAGAGAAGTGCAATAGATGTGGCTTCGAAGAAAGAAGAGTCGAAGATAATAAAATTCCGATACTATTAAACTTCAAGAATGGGGATAAAAGTGATTGGAGAATACAAAATATGGAATTTGTTTGCTATAACTGTTCATTCTTACATTGTTTAGATTTCTATGAAGATTCAGTTGTTGAAAAAGTAGAAACTATATCTTTAAATTTACCGCAAGCGAAGCAAGAGAAAAAAGAATTTTACCAATTAGATAGTTTTTATATAGATCATATTAAAAAATTAGGTGTAGAATTAGATAACCTAAATAAAGATAGTATAGAAAAAGCAGATACAAATTATAAATCGAGTGACGATCTCTCAGATTTAGTAGACTACGTTTAAATATCACTAGAAACTTAAATTTTACCATATCGAAATATAGTGGTATATTTGTATCTATTCAAAATAAAAGTTATGTTACTCGAATCTAATTTTGTGCATTACGGTGTACTTATTTCAACTTATCTTAATATATTTTGTGTACTTTTTGCACTAATATTATTTCCTTTATCAATATTATTAGGCATATTATGGTCTAATAGTAGTTTTTTTGCTAAGTTAATTTATTATGTGACTAAGATAACATATGTGCTATTTCTTTTATTAATCATATGTTACTCTTTAGGATTTTGCATTTTAATATTAAGTGGATTCTTAGAATCTATAAAGTTTAAAGACGCACTTTTATTGGTTATAGAACAATGGATATTCCTTACAATAATATGGGGAATTTCTTTATTAGCATACTTAGCAATAATAATAGTACTGCTTCCATTTGGAATCACCTTAATATCGCTATCACAAGTAAAAGATCAATTAACTAAATAATAATATGACAAAAAATACAAAAGCGTTCATCGATCATGTAAAATCAGAGTGTGCTAAATATGGAATAAAATGCAAACTTAAACCAGTTTCATATCTAAGATTATCAAATAATATTAAATGTTCTGGATATTTTGATGAATCCTCTTTAGAACTAGTATGCGCAATGAATCGAGAAGATAGTTTAGAGATACTTGTTCATGAGTATGCGCATATGACTCAGTGGTTGGATAATTGTGACATATGGAAAAAAATGATCAAATATGATTCTGTCAATAAGATGGATGCATGGTTATCTAAAAAAGAAGTAGTACGAGATTACAAAAAACATATCGATATAGTAAAATATCTCGAACTAGATAATGAAAAGCGATCTGTAAATATAATCAAAAAGTTTAATTTAGATATTGATTTAGATCATTATATAAAAAAGGCAAATGCATATGTACAGTTTTATAATCACATAAAAACAACAAGACGTTGGAGTACACCTAAAAATAGTCCATATACAAATATAAGTGTAATTAATGTTATGTCACCCACCTTCAGAATGAATTACAGAAAGATGAGTAAGAAAGTAATAAAAGCTTTTCAAATATCGGGAATATGAGATTGAATAAAGGACATGTTAATAAAGTATTATATTGGTGCATTCAAAATTACGGTAGATCTAAATATGCACCGTATCCACATATAAGCTATAAGAAGTTTAAAGATCATGAAGATCAAGATCTAGATGGTTATTATGAACCCTTAGAAAACATTATCTATATAAATAGCGACATAAAAAAGCCAGAAGAACTAGAGTATCTGGTATCAACAATTATAGAAGAATACGCTCATTACAAGCAATCAGATAGTCAATATCAAAAGCTTGCTGAAAAGTTTGATTACGATGATCATCCTTTTGAAATAGCCGCAAAAAAGCTAGCAAAAAAAGATACAAAAAAGTGCATAAATTATTTAAGATTATTTTACAATATCTAAATTTACAAGACTTTCGGTATATTTATACACAGAAAAGGTAATATACAAAGCTAGTAAAAATTAGACTATTAGGATGGATCCAAAAATTTCACTATCTACCGAATTCCTTCAATACGGGGTATTAGGTGCTTTAGCATTAGTATTAGGATATTTTGCTTATAATCAATGGCAAAGACTTGAGAAAAAAAATAGTGAATTAGAAAAGAAGGTAGATAAACTTCAAGAGGAAATGCTTGATCTAATTAGTGAAGAGCGAGATAGAATGGCGTCTTTAGTGCAAGAGAACACAAAAGCTATTCAAGAGCTATCAAGAATCATATTAGAGTATATTGCTAGGCCCTAACGACCATTATAGAAGCTTCCCTAAACACACCAAGTAAAATTTGGGCAGCTATTTTTACTTCCATAGATCATATATCGTCAAAAATTATGCGCTGACCATGAGCTTCTGGTGAGCTCGTAATATAACAGATTGATAGTCAATTAGTTGCAATTTATTGGTTTCCAATAAGTTAGGTTAACTATTTGGTTATCAATGGACAATTTTTAAAAAAACTATAAAAAATTTTTTTAGTTCAAAACATTGTTATAATTTTACGTTTCTCGTTTAACTAAAAAAATAAGTTATGAATAAAAAATCAAAATTGAGTTACGGACAAATGTATTACGCGAAATTAAAAGCAAAGGAATTAGGCATCACTGTCGATCAATATTTAGCAAACAAAGGTAAACGTACGCACACAATTAAAAAAGGCGTAAAAGTTGCAAAAGCCGAAGATATTAATTTCTCAAAAGTAGTTAAGCTGAATTCACTCGATGTTAATGACAGCATGTTAAAATGCCATAGTAGTGGACTTATCGTAGATATGTTGTTTTCTCACGAAGGCGGTGTGCCTGTCGCGACTAACATTATGTGTACAGGTGACCCAGGTGTGGGTAAAACTACCGTATTACTTCACACATTATCAAATATGCAGAAAAAGAATCCAAACTTAAAATGCTTATTTGTGTGTGCTGAGATGAGTAAGATTCAGATGTTTAAATATATGCGTAGATTTCCAGTGTTTGGTGAAGTAGATACTATATTCACATCTGACTTTATGAACCACAACTTTAAAGACGTTATGGAAAAGCTTATGCAAGAGGGCTACGATTACGTACTTGTAGATAGTATCGTAGAAGTACTCGCATCTGTTAAGGAAGATAACTCTATGTCTCAAACAGCCGCAGAAAAATGGTTAGTAGATCTTTGCGTAATGAATAACGAAGGGAATAATAAACGTAAAGCGTATACTACATTCATGCTGATTCAACAAGTTACCAAAAGCGGAGTATTCGTGGGTAGCAATAAGATGAAGCATATTACTGATGCTCATATGGAAATGCGTAGAGAGTCAGATAAAGATGGTGGTGGTACATATATCATATTCTCTAAGAATCGTAACGGACAAGCAGGAATCAAATTCGGTTACCAATTAACTAATGACGAAGTACAATACGGTACTTTAGTCGAAGAAAAAGCAGGAGAAGTATCATATTCATTAACAAACGAAACTAAGTAATTATGAAGCAATACACTAAATTACCAATCCCGAAAGATTCGGCATGGGATAGAAAGACCTGGCGTAGACACACTCCTATCTGGTTCAAAGAGTTTATAGATGGCATAACAAACATTATCAGATGGATGCCTACTCTCTACAAGGATAGAAATTGGGACGATTACTACATTACAAAGGTATTACAGAAGAAGATAGAGTTCCAAAGAGAGTACATTGTTAAGCATAACAGGCATACTAGAGTACCTATGGATAATCGTGATATGACTTTGGTACTCAACTTAATTGAACGTAAGCATGAAGAGTATTATGTATTTGAAAAATACAACTACGAAGATAGCGAGCTTGTTTTTACGCCTTGTGAAGATAGCTCAGATCACTTTACAATAAGTACAAAAACTAACTCTGAAAACTGGGATGATTATTTAACTAAATATAAAGGTGCTGTCAAACGAATTAAGAAATTATACCCTAACGAGGACTTATCAAATAAAGAAAGACTTGCGTTTTTTGTGAGTAAATATAATCAAGACCGGTGTCATAGACTACTTTGGAGAATAATGGAAGAGCGTAGTCAACGTTGGTGGGACTAAAAAATTTATTATGAAAACATTAGTATTTGGAGATTTACATGGCCGTTCCACTTGGAAATTAGCCACATATATGGAGACCACATTCTCAAAGCATCCAGATAGAATCATATTCGTTGGAGACTATTTCGATTCATTTGATTTAAAAACCGAAGAACAGATTAATAACTTTCTCGATGTAATTGAATTCAAAAAGAAATCAGGGATAGAAGTAATATTACTAATAGGCAACCATGATCATCATTACTTTCCAGAGATCGGATATACTGGTACCTCTGGTTACCAAAGCGTAGGCAAATATCAAATCGAATACGTCATTGACCAAAATCGAGAGCATTTACAAATGGCATATAGCTTTAATAACTATCTATTTACCCACGCAGGTGTAAGCACTGTGTTTATGAATAATGTGTTCGGCGAAGGAGGATGGTCAGTAGAGCATGTCACTGTAGAACTAAACGAGTTATTTAGGTATAAACCGCATGCTTTCGAATTCACTGGATGGGACCCGTATGGTAATGATAAGAATCAGACTCCTATATGGATACGACCTACGGCTCTTCTTAAATCAAATAAAAAGTCTGAATTAAAGAAACAATACATTCAGATATTCGGCCACACAGAAATAGATCGTATAGATTTAAAAGCTGTGCAGAAAGCGTATGGTAATAAGTACTATTGCATAGACTGTTTAGGCACAAGCGGAGAATATCTAGTTATAGAAGACGATGTCATTAGCGTACATTCGACAAGACAATAATCACAAAAACAAAAGTTATGAACAAAAAAGAAAAATTAGCCATAAAAATGGCGTTAATATCCGCATTATGGGTATTTTTAACAATCGCATTATATTATTTAGTAAAAACAAAGTAATCAACCATTAAAATTAAAGTTATGCAAAAAAAGTATTGTAAAGTTTGCCAATCAGAAATACCAGAAAAACGTGTTCAATTGGGATATAAAGACACATGCGTTAATCATAGTTCCGCTCAACGATATTCCGGTGTAATTACATCAAGTGGAAAATCTGACTATGAAATCGCTGTCATAAAAGATCCTAAGCAAGCAGAACACATTGCTAAATTGTCGAATATTTATTAAAAAATATTAATGAGACTTAGCAAACTTTCTCCGGACGAAAAAAAGAAACTGCAAGAATATATAAGCAGTTTGAAAGAAATCAAAAAAGAGATTCATACACTATTAGAAAAAGCTGGCGTGAACTATAAAAACTCCATCGAAGAAGAAGGTGGTAATAGATCAACTGGTTTGTATCTAAATGTGAATGAAGAAGATTAATCGCTTACACAAATAAGCGCAAAACGGACAGTTATGAAAATGCTATTAGCTATTTTGTACGGAGCTTTAGGACAAGCTATAAGTTTCGTATCATTTCAAGGATCCTACAAATATAAAATACTGCAACAGAACGAGTGGCTGATATATCTATCAGGTATACCAGCCGCTTTCGCGTTCTATAAGAGTGTACACTACTTCGCCGATTATTATAAAGGCGATATGTGGCCAGGCAGATTGTTAGGTTTTGCAATTGGCGTAGTTGTATTTTCAGCATTGTCTTGGTTAATATTCAAAGAAGGCGTAAGTCTTAAAACAATCGTGTGCATAATCTTAAGCTGTATCATAATAGCTGTTCAAGCACTCTGGAAATAAACAACAAACAACCAATAAATGAAAAAGTATTTTTTAGCAAAAGTGCAATTCACTCATGCAGATGAAAAGTCCGGTAAAATTAAAAAAGTTATAGTGCAATATCTAGTTGATGCTATGAGTTGTACTGAAGCTGAGGCTCGAATAACAAAATACCTTGGTGGTATCATGGACTTCGAAGTTAAATCAGTATCGGAATCTATTATAGCTGACGTAATATCTGCTTAACGATATTATCATTTGCTTATATTTATAATAAACGTATAGGCTTATGAAATATTCGTGGAAAGGATATTGGGAACCCACTCCTAAATCTATAAGAAAAGCGGCTGATTCTATATTAGCTGGAGCAATGACTATTGCAACATTTAGTTTTATGGTAGACTATAAAGGTTTATCTTTAGCTATTATGATTATCGCTGGTGTCTCAAAGATACTATCTAATTTCTTCACCAATGAAAACGAAGACAATGGATAATATTACTTTACAAAGAATTCAACTACTGCATCCAAAAGTTAGAACAGAAGTAGATAACATATATAGGAATCAAATCGTACCCGCTTTAACTGGTAGGGCGATATGTAGATTCGCTTATACTTATAGATCATTTGCAGAACAGAATGCTTTATACGCGCAAGGTAGAACGAAATTATTTGATGCACAAGGAAGACGATTAGGCGTTATTACAAAGGCTAAAGGCGGACAGAGCATTCACAACTATAGGTTAGCACTTGATATTGTTCTTTTACGTGATAGAGATGGTAATGGCACATTTGAAACAGCATCTTGGGAAGATACTATTGATTTTGATAAAGATGGAAGAGCTGATTGGATGGAAGTTGTAAATATTTTAAAAGCTAATGGTTGGGAATGGGGCGGAGATTGGAAGTCTTTTAAAGATAAACCGCATTTTCAAAAAGATTTTGGTTACACGTGGAGACAATTACTCGAAAAATATAATAAAAGAGATTTTATTCCCGGTACAGATTATGTTAATATATAATACCGAAAACGAATATTTTTTTAATTAAAATATAATTC